ATTTATATATTTAATATATTTATATATATAATATATATATTATATATAATATATATAAAAAAATCAAGGCTACCCGAAAGTAGCCAAGAAATTGTTATAAAAATGTTATTAAGAAGTTACATCTGCAGTTACTAGGATAGGACCTTTGAGGATTGTTGAAATAACTCCATCATTGTCCATTTGAATATCGTAGTCATAAGTTTTACCGCCACTTAACTTTGCAGACTCTGTAGCAGTTAGAGTACAACGAATAATACCCTGATTTTCGTCAATGATTTGAATTGAAAAAGAAGCAACGGTTGTTGTCTTATTCTTCTCTTTAATCTGACCAGTAAATGTATATGTTTCAGAATCCAGTGTGTAGGCTTCTCCTCCGCTTTCCAAAGTCATCTGAAAAACGAAAGTGTCTCCACGATAGATTCGGAAGGATTTAAAGCCTGGAAGCATTAGCCAATCACTACCACTCTAATATTTGCAGTGTTAGCGTTTGTTGTAACTGTAATTCGGCTTGTGGATGAGATATCAATATCTGCATCTACTAAGCTACTTCCAACATATGTCTGAACAATAACATCTGTTGTTCCAAGATTATGGTCAACATTGTAGGCAGTTCCACCAGTTGTTGAAATTGTTTCTGCGTATGTACGAGCAATTGGCTTTTCAGAACCAGCAAGACCAGCGGTCCAGAATTCACTTGTTTCATTCCAAGTGATAGAAGCATTTGTAGCATCTCCACGCTCGATTTCAATACCAGCATTAGCAGAGGGAGTTCCAGTAACATTCTTATTAAGAACGATAATGTTATCTTCAACTAGAAGTGTAGCAACATCAAGAGTTACTGTATTTCCACTAACTGTTAGGTCGCCATCAATAACAACGCTTCCAGTAAATGTTTTAGCACCAGCGAATGACTGAGTTGTTGTAGTTACAACACCAGAAGCCGTAGATGAAGCAGATGGGATAGCAACTGGAGTGATATCTGGAGCACCAGAACCTTGCATTGTAAGGTCTAATGTAGGACCAGCCGTAGTTCCACCAGTGAATACAATTGTATCTGGATAGTAGTTTGTATCTGTATCGGTGCTGGAAATTGTAATCGCACCAGTAGTATGAGATACGCTAGTAGCACCAGAACCTGTAATTGTTACAGAGTCTGTATCACCAGAGCTTGGAACTAAATTGATTGACGCAGTGGTTGTTCCAGTAGATGTCAAATCATAAGTAGTATTTGTATCGGTTACAGAGTTTGTAATGGTGATTGTTCCTGAAGACTGACCTAGTGTAATACCTGTGCCAGCAGAAAATGTAACCGTATCAGTTGTTGAATCATTACCAGTCAAACTGATTGTTGGGCTAGTTGTTCCACCAGCAGCCAAATCGTATGTAGTGTTTGTGTCAGTTCCAGTAATTGTAATTGTGTTTGCGTCTGTCTGGGCAACGCTAACTGCACCTGAACCTGCGAACTTAACATCATCTGTTGTTGAGTCAGAGCCACTTAAACGAAGGTTTGCCCCACCTGTTTCGGTAGTTGCACTAACTGCATATGTTGTGTTAGTGTCAGACACTGTGTTGGTAATTGTAATTGTACCAGTAGACTGCGAGAGCGAAATGCCAGTGCCTGATGAGAAAGTAACCGTATCTGTTGTTGAATCACTGCCAGTAAGTGTGATTGTTGGACTTGAAGTACCACCAGCTGCAAGGTCATAGGTTGTTCCTGCAACAACATCATCTGTATATGCTAAACTCTTCCATGCCGAACCAGTGTAAACCTTTAATCTTGGAGTTCCACTTGTATTAAAATAAACACGACCTGTGGCATTTGTTGGGTCGCTTGAAAAATCTTCGAATACGAATTGTTTAGCCTTATTTAGTCCAAGGTCTAAATCAACCGCAAATAATCTAGATGCCATTTGTTACCGTCCTTTTAGGTGAGATATGCAGTACCAGACAGTGCCACATTCATAACTATTCTAACACTGTTTGTATTTAAATACTGAGTATCCGCCTCTATGATTCTATTAGCATTATCCAACACGGTAACATTCGGGAAAAACCCTAAATTATGTGTAATATTCCACTGGGTCGAAGCAGTGCTTTGGGTATGCACATACTTGACATGATTTACGGGGTCAACATTGATATCTGGGTAGTCAATAACGACATTTCCAGTCTTTCCATTTACCGATAATACCCCTGTCACATTATCGACAACTGACAGTTCTACCTGCAATCCTTCAACTGTTTGTTCTAGTACAACAGTATCCACATTTTGGGTATTATCAATAGTGATATTTGTTTGTTCAGCCACGGTATTGACATCTACCGAATCGACTTGTGTTACAGGTGAGATTGTAATTTGGTCGATTTCGTCAATAATAGTAATTGCGATAGAGTCTGGATTTGGCATATCTAAATTATACCACCAAGCGAGCCTCAACAGAGTCAAAATGCTCTGAAATTACCTTTTCCCAGTTATAGTCTTTGTGAACATAATTTGCATTTTCGTAATACTCATTTAAGAAAAGCTCAAGGTTTCTAGAAGTATAAATCATTCTATTCTTAAGGCTTTCATAATTAGGCTTAAACATTTTCCCAGGATGTAAAAGTTGCCATGGGCTATGCCGTATCTCAGAGTCAATTAGTAAGTCATAAGCATATGACTCATAGTCTGCCCAGCCCTTTGTCATAATTACGGGCATACCACTAGCCAATGCTTGAAGCGGAATAAGACCAAAGCCCTCTCCCCAGGACGGATAGAGAAGGACATGGTGGTCATACATAATCTGAACTAGCTCATCATACTTGACTGTTTTATTAATAAAAGTAACATTGTCTGCATCCACAGTTGGGATAACTGCATCTTCATATGTTTTGATTGTTAGATGATACTTAGGATTGTTCCTATAAAGGTCTAGAAAGGCATCTAGAGCCAAGTCCATGCCTTTTCGGTATGCTGGATGCCCAATATGTAAAAACCTCGTCACGCCATCGTAGTGACGCTTCTGAGGGCTAAACACATTATCCACACCATGTGGAAAAATATAAATTTCTTTATCAAAATACTTAGACATTACATCTTTACAAAAACTATTGGGAACCCAAAGCTCATCAATCTGAGAAAGTCCATCTTTCCACTTTTCTGGAATCTCTGTAGATTCCCAAGCAGTATATCCAATCTTGTAAGAGTCTGGATTATTAAATTTATAGTAAATTGGGTGAGAGAAGGTAAGTTCGATATCAGACGGTCTATCAAGAATAACACTATGCTTGGTTTTAGCTAGGTTAGAGATTAACTTAAGGGTTACATGCCCATGACCAGTCCAAACGGTTGAGTCTCCGTTGTTAATACTGATTTTCATTTAGTTACCTTTTACGAGTTAGGTGGTCTTCAATAACCACAATACGCTCATGATTGACTTTTTGAAAGTCTTCTATCCTTCTTACAGCGTCTTTAAGTGATGTACCTGAGTTATAGGTTACTTCTTTATGGACTTCATTTAAGTCCTTTTCAATTCTTTTTACTCTTTCAGCGAATCCTGGCTCTTCTTCAGTTCCAAGCCATTCGTCAAAGAAACGAACGGTCTTACGAACTATTCCAGCTACCTGCTTAACAAAAATGGCAATGGCGGTAATTGCTACCAATAAACCAGCCACTGCCATGATTGTTTCGTTTGTCATGATAAAGACAATTATACAACAATTTGTATTTTATTTACTTAACTATTTTCTTTACAGCTGTTTTCTTTGCAACCTTTTTCGGTGCTTCAAGGACAACTTCAATTTCTGGAGTTGACTTCTTCAAATTCTTAACAAGTGGACCGACAACTGCTGCGAGTCCTGCGTTAAGCATAACCTTCAATGTTTCGACATCAAATAGGTTCTCAATTGAAAGACCCTTTGCTGTCCATACTGCAATTGCAGCAACCAAGAAGTGTCGTGCATATGATTCTAGAATTTTTTTATTCTTTTCTGACATTGCTTTTTTGTTTCCTTTCCGCTATAATAGCGTCTTGAGTAACTAAGTATAGTAGAAAGATTATTATGATTCAAGTTTTAGACAAAGGTTATGTAAAACTAATTAATAACATGGGTAGCGATTTAGAGGTTGTAAACGCTGCCAGAGCCTCGTTCGAGAAAGAAAGCTCCGAGCTGACAGAAAGAGATTCTAAATTAATAGACTTCCTCATTCGTGACAAACACGACAGTACGCTACGACATTGCGTTATGACCTTCGAGGTCTACGCTCCGCTAATGGTAGCTCGCCAGTGGTATAAACACGCAGTTGCAAGTACACACCTAGATGACCAAATGGGTTGGAATGAATCTTCTCGCCGCTATATAACAGAAAATGAAGAGTTCTATTTGCCATTGCCCCAGCATTGGCGTTCGGCGGCGGAGAATAAAAAACAAGGTTCTGGGCTACCTGTAGAAACCCTCATCGGTGCTGAATACACGCAAAAGCTTCGACATCTTACAGATGAAGGCTATACAGCCTATAAAGAAGCATTAGAAGCAGGAATTGCACCTGAACAAGCACGATTGCTGCTTCCTGCATATGCAATGTATGTTCGATGGCGTTGGACTACTTCGCTAAATGGAGCTTTACACTTTTTGGCATTACGGCTAAAAAATGACTCGCAATATGAGATTAGAGAATATGCAAAAGCGGTGGAGGAATTGATTGCTCCCCATTATCCAGTAAGTATTAACGCATGGAAGGAATACAGAGTATAATGGCTAAATATGGTAAAGAAGATGTCTATGTTACAGCATCAGATGGAAATAGAGTATTGAGAGAAAGACTGTCTGAATATGAGAAGACTATAGCCAATATGCCTAAGTCAGAAGACTTAGACACTACCCCGAAAAATAAGAAAGAAGATATTATGGAAGAAACGAATGTTGAAGACAACATTGAGATTTCAAAAGTTCAAGATGATGCTATTGTTATCAACTATATTATGTTAGGTCGAATTTATGACCTTTTATGTGTAATAGGTGATTCATTAGGTAAAGGTGAAGATATTATGAAGATTATGGATTTACATAAGTCAGGACAACTTATGTCACCACCTCCGATTTTACAGACTATGGAAAATAATGAAGACTAGATTCAAACTCTATATCTTTGCTGTTTTAGTTCTGTATTTTGGATTTAGAATGACATCTATGATTATAGATAAGCTACACCTAGACTTTTCAGATGTAGTACTTACTGAAGACTAATATATTAATATTTCCCCCAGCCGACATCTTGTCTAACGCTAGGGGAAATTTTTTTATTCCCAAGGATAAAAATTTATTCCCAAAAACTAAAAAATATGTTACTTAGTAGTATATATTATTGTTTATTGGATATTTTATAATTGACAAAAATGTTAATAAAATTTTATCTTGTATGATGCGTGTTTTCTGAACTCCTTATCAAAAAATGTAGTGAGCACATCACAAATAGTTCTATTTTGGGACAAAAGGTACATTCGTTATCAAACTGTTATCAAAGTTGTCCTATTTGTACGCATTTCTAACTTGCAAATGTGAGACCTATCCTGTATCTTTGGACACATAAGAAAGGAAGTTTCAATGTTTGAAATGGAACTATTAGATGAACTACTAGATGTAGATGTCAATGAATGCTCTGTATGTAATGCCCTCTCTGTTCCTCGTGAATGTAAGTCTTGTGGAATGGATACTTGTGCTATCTGTGTTAGTTGCGAATACTGCGACTAATGTCAGACCTATCTGCTACACTCTCCCTACCTACTAAAGAAAGAAACAAAATGGATAAGCAAATCTGCACCCTTGAAATCGTAATTGATAATACGCCTTACTACTATGAGGCTCATTCATACCAGCGTGTTGCCGAAATCTTGCACGGGCAAATTGAAACTCTAAATAAACTAAATGAACTTTATCCGCAAACCTATGGTAAAAAGTCAATTGACACTTTCACAATTCACTACTTTCAGGAAGTAAAATAATTGTTTGACTTATCTTTCATAACTGACCCATTAGCAACTATTGCTCAATGGGTTGGCTATGGTCTAATCGGTATCTTTATTGTTGGCTCACTATTCCTATTAGTTGTTGTGCCTGTAATGTTCAAGATGGCAGCCGTATCGTTTGCTCGTGTGTTAGTTGTAGAGACTAGCAATCTACTAAGCAAATCAGGATTAGCAAATCAATTTAGCAATGCTGTTGATAGTGTTAGCAAGGCAAGCAATGAACTAACAAAGGCAATGCAAAAGCAAAACACTTATCAAGTTATCAAGTTAGATGAGGAGAAGATAAATGCTTGAGATACTATTCCTAATCATAGGCTTTGCAATGGGACATCTATTTGCAACTAATAAATCATTGACACAAAAACTAAATGAATTAGATAGATAAATGGAAATAGTAATTCTAACAGTGTTAGTTCTATTTGCAATTGCTGTAATGACTAACCATAAGTAACACCCGCCCAGGGCGACATGCCCGAGCGGGGTCCCCCGCCTGTGGATAACTCTTGTCAAATCGTGTCCACCATTTGGACGGCGTGTCTTGCTTATTGCGAATACTTTGCAAGTAGTATCTCATTATTTGGAATAACGGCGTGTCAAGTTGAAATCTATCTCTAAATAGTGTATCTTTAGCCATAGATAGAAAGGAAGTTCCAAATGCACGGAAACTCAAAGTTCAAACTCACTCAGCAACTGATTGACGCTCAGCGTGGATTAGAAATGCAATTAGAGCGTGACCCTTCAAATGATAGAATGGTTGAATACTACAAGAAAGAAATCTCTCGCCTGACCAAGCGTGTCTATGGCGTGTAATGTCAGACCCTTGTGCTACACTCTCACCCTAACGAAAGGAAAACTAAGATGAACTTAGAAAAACAAAATCAAATCAAAGACTTACTGAAAGTCTGTTATTCAAATGAAAAAGAAATTGTATTAGACGCAAGATTTTTTGGAATGTGTCAGGCTATGCTTACTGATGAGCAAGCAGACACTATGATTTCATACATACAAAAATGGATTGAGGAAAAATAAATGGGTGCAGTAAAAAATGCTCTAATTGAAATTCTAGAATGTAAATTGTGTTATGGTAAAGGTTACTCAGGTTGGGCTAATACCGAAGGTGACTATGAGTTTGAATGGTGCGAATGCAACCCCTACGAGTTTGATGTAAGTGAATGGAGTAACTAATGGGATACATAGAAATAATTTCATTTGATGAAAATGGAGTAACTAAAAAAAATCTTAATGAATTAAATTTTGATGAAAGAGTTTCATTAGAGGTTGATGTAGATTTAGCATTATCAGGATTTGAAAAAGTGCAACTGCTCTGCGTAAATTGTTTAGTTGAAATTCCTAGTGGCTCAGGATTTTATTGCAAAAAACATTTACCCAAGTAGTGAGATGAGCTGTCTCACCATTTGAAACGGGGGACCCCGCCGTGTGATGCACATCACAAAAATAGTTATACTCACAAGTAACTAAACTGCCTAAAAATAGGTACAAAATAGGACATATTCAATTTCCAATGTCAGACCCCCTATGTATACTCAGACCTATAAACACCGAGAGTGTGAGCCTCGCAAATAATCCCGAAAGGGTGAGCCGAGCAAATAAAACTCTCACTAAAGAAAGGTAATCAGATGATTGCACTAGAAGTAATAGAAAGTGCAGAAACTATTTTCTGCGAAATTCATTCAGACTATGTTCATAGTGCTGAGTGTGTTGATTGCGAAATGAGTTCGTGTGCCGATTGCTTACGCTCATTCGGTTGCGATAACTGCTAACCATAACTAAATAAATTTTACTAAGAAAGGAAGTCACTATGACTAACTCAATAACTATCACCCTTGAAGGTCAGTATGCTGGCTGGAATGTAACCTACTTTGAAGGTTGCACCGTTTGCGAAAATGCAAAGGCTGAAAATAAGCCTCCGTTTATCTATCACAATAACTGTCTCTATGGTGGACGCAAAGTCGGTCACTCATCTGACGGTCACTGCACCGCTGACGCTTGCTACTAAAATAGCAAGTTTCAATGTCAGACCCCCCTGCTATACTAATCCCATAACCAAACGAAAGGAAAACTCTATGAATCTCCAAGAGTTTCAAGCCAAAGTCCAAGCAGACCGCTTGGCACAAGCGGAACAACTCCGCAAAGAAAACCTTGCAAAGTCTGCAAAGTTTCTCGCTACTCTAACTAAGGAAGGAAAGTAAAATGTCATCACTCTTTTACTTTGATTTTTATTTTGATACAATCAACGGATTGATTATCGAATTCCCATTTCTGAATCTGCAAATTGCTCCGTCAGTTATTTATCTTTTTATTTTGACAATTATCGCTTTGCGAATTCGTAAAGTTTATTTTCTAGATAGAAAGCGTGGTCGCAGATAATGATGACTAGAAAAGACTATGTGCGAACCGCTGAAATTCTAAACACATTCAAAGATGAAATTGATAAAACAATTTTTGAAGATTTGATTTTCAACTTTGGCGAAATGTTTGCAATTGATAATCCAAATTTTGACCCTGCAAGATTTTCTCAGGCTTGCAAATAATCTAAACCCGCAGGGCGTGTCGGATTGACACGCCCGAGGGCGGGGGACCCCGCATAACGATTTAATAACAAAAAGATACACCCTATAGGATAAGCTTGAATTATCTACCCAAAATAGGGCAATCACCTATTTTCAATGTCAGACCCCCTCGCTAGTATTGGGTTTCCAACCCACTACGAAAGGTTCACTGTGAGCAACTACTATGATGATGACTACTACGAGCAGGAAGGTTCGGTCACCTACATTGGTGACTGCTCCTGCTATGACAACTACATCTGTCGGAGTTGTTTGCAAAAGTGGTAAGGGGCTAATTGGTAGGGCGACCAAAACATTTGGCTGCCCTACCAAATCCAAAGGCGGGGGACCCCCCTTGTGGATAACTCGTGTGACGGACATCACAAAAAAAATATTTATCCACAGCCCATTTTGTCCCGATTTTAGGGCTTCCAATGTCAGACCCCCCTTGTATAATTCTACTATGAAAATTAAATAGTGAGCGTTTAGGTGAGCCTAGCAAATAAGTCAGAAATGAATGAGCCTAGCAAATAAACTAAACGCCACAAAATAAACTTACTAAAGAAAGGTTCTTAAATGAATACTGAAAATGAAAATAAAGAAATCACTTGTGAAATGTGTTTAATCTTTGGTGAATACACTCACATTGCTTATGTAAATGGTCACGGATACCATTGCACTTGTGACCGCTGTTTCTAACAGCGTGTCATACCCCTATGCTACAATTTCTCCCATAACGAAAGGTAAACTAAATGTTTTGTAATGTATGTAATGATTTTATTGATAGTGCATTTGATGAAGAGGTAACTTGCATAGATTGTGCGTTGTCTGATTTTGATTTAGAAATTGAAGAGATTGAATTGGAAGAGGTATTCTAAATGATGTTCTACAATGGATTTAATTTACTTATTGATTTAATTTTGATTAGCGTTACTGCGTTATGGTTTCACGGCGTTGGATATCGTAAGGCTAAGCACTACTATCAGAATAAATTCAAGGGATATTTCAAACCCCCGTTCTAGCGACACGCCCGAGCGGGGTCCCCCCGCCAGCTCCGCTGTCAAATCGACACGCCGTAAATCCTAAAATTGTTATCAAATGTTTACCAAAATCGGACAAATGCCTTATTCGAGTGTGGCGAAGGTCACAAACTAAATTCGGACAAATGCGACTTTCGAGTTGCCGAATGTCAGACCCCTATGGTATCTTTAGCACATAAAGAAAGGAAGTCTAATGACAAACTCATTCAAGTCACTTGATGAACTCAAGCAATTCGTGCTTGCTGAAAAAATTGCTAACTATGAACAACAAAAATTAGTTGAGCAAAAATTGTTCGCTTCACTACAAAAGAAAGGTAACAACTAATGTTAGATTGCGATTGGTGCGAAAAATATTTCGCTATGCAAGATTTATTCAATGTAGACTACTTAGGTGGTTTCGCTAATGTGTTATGTGCAAAGTGTGTTGATGAGGCACACAAAATGTTTGCAGATACACTAGAAGGAGTGTGGCAGTAATGTTGCTAAACACTTATGCTAAAACTCAACTAATGTGTTGCTATTGCGAAGGCTTATTGCCTAGTGATGCAAAATGGTGCGAGAGTTGCCAAGAATACAAAGGCGTAATGACTATCGCAAACTTTCAAGAAATCTATGGAGAGGAATACTAGAATGTATCCAATTACTGAATTGCTAAAAGGTGGCTCAATGTACACTATCAAAAGTGGAGTGTTCATTGAAGACATTGACCGAGTAGAATTTGACGCTTGGGGTAAGTTGCGAATTCGTGGCTATCACACCGAATGGTATGGAATACTTAGCCATTCACCAAAGCGTGAGCGTTGGACTATTCTTGACCCTAACGACATTGACCTAAGTGCATAAGGAGAAATAAAAAATGATGACACGCAAAGACTATGTAGCAACTGCAGAAATTCTAAATGGAAATAGAATTTTTATTCACCCTGCAACATTCGCAGAATTAGTAAATGAATTTGGAAATTATTTTGAAAATGATAATCCACGATTTGATTTTGCAAGATTTGAAAATGCTTGCAACGGAAAGGAAAAATAAAATGGATTTATTAGCATTAGCAATAATTATGGCAATTGCAATTCCGTTTTTTATTCACTTGGAAAAATAATAAAATGGAAATTGTAATTTTATTTTTTGTTTTACTTTTTATTTTTGCAATTGGAACTAATTCAAAATAAAAAAGTGTATCGCAACACGAGCAGCTGCGAGGGCGGGGGACCCCCGCAAGCCCTGGATGTCAAGCCGACACTCCGATAAATTTTGTGAGATTAATCACAAAAGTCGTGTCCGAATTGGTAGGATTCTGAGTTGTGGATGTCAGTGGCTTATGGTATCTTTAGACCCTAACGAAAGGGGTCTTAATGACTAACTACTTTGAAAAATACTTAGCAATTGCTAAGAGTGCAACACTATCTCAGGTTGAACAAGCAACGCAATGGTATGCAGACGCAGAATTATTAGCGAATGATGTAATGCGAATTCTAAACTCTCGTGGCGTTGAATGTAATCTTGAACAAGCCTCGTCAATTGTATCCTCATTCTCACCTCGTAATCGTTGGTCACGCAATGTAGTGCAAGCATTAGAATTTGCGAATGGTGGATTGCCTAATGGATTGCAAAATAATTTGCGAATGGCACAATACTCACTCGTGCAAGGTTTCAGTGCGTTGCGTGGAATGAAAACTAATGCATTCGCTCGTGCAATTGCAGGTGATGATAGTGCAGTTACAATTGATGTGTGGATGATAAAATCTGCTGAACTAAATAAAAATTCTGTAAATAAAACTGAATACGCAGAATTAGTTAGTGCAGTTAATTTAGTTGCGGATGAATTAAAATTAACTCCACGAGTAACGCAAGCGTTAATCTGGATTGTGTTTAGAGGTAGTGCATACTAATGGAAATTTTATTTTTACTAATTGCATTATTATTTTTAATTGCAAAATTAACAAACACAAAATAAAAAAGCTAGGGCGACACGCCCAAGCGGGGGGACCCCCGTATCGGGTCCCCCGCCCCTTTTGTACTAATTTACGAGAGGCTAATTTTATTCACTGGAATTTTACGATAGGCAAACAAAAAGGCTGGAACTTGTCCAGCCTTTAAGATTTCTGTCTCACTATTTGGGATTTGTCAACAAAGCGATAATGAAACAAAATAATAACAAAATGATAACAATTTCCAAACTATCCCTTTCGCCCTATTTTTATTAGTAGCCAATTTTACCAAAAAGTAACCAAATTGTCAAGGGTGTCCAAATAGTGAGATTATTCTAAATTATCTTGACAAGCATAGGCTCTATGGTGTAAGGTAGCCCTATGAAACCAATACTCTCACCCAAAGCAACGCCTGAGCAATTACAGGCACGACTTGAACTACGCCGTTCAGGTGCGTCAGGCTTGCATAAAAATAAGAAAGCATACTCCCGAAAGGAAAAGCACAAGAATAATGAATACTAAGTCATACTTTCTATCAGAGTTAGATTACTCAACCATAGTTTCTGCACTTGCAAAACTTGCAGACTTTCACTTTGAAAAGTCAAAGACTTTGAAGCGTGAACAAGATGTTCAATTTCACTATGAACAATTTCAAAAAGTAATGGAAGTAAAGTTCAACCTACGGGAGCAAAAATGACATATGCACTAAAAGTAACTACAAGTGGTGAGCGTATCGGTATCAACTATGACGCTGACGAATCCTATGAAACTATCTCACAAGCAGTTGGTGGTTGGATTGAATGTGTTCGCCTTACACCTACGCTTGATATGTGGGTAAATGAGGAAGGCAAGTTAGACGGGTTAGACTACAACCCTGACGCTACTGCTATCTTTTGGTCACACTTTGGCTTGATGTCAGATGTGATTGTCGGTGATGTTATTTTTACTTCACACGATGATGAGGGAAATACAACCTCTCTTGAAAATGAACAAATGGAATATTTACAAAAACACATAGGAGCATTCAGTGAATGATTTTTGGAGACAATACTATTCAAGTCTTGAAGGTGCAACAATTACCAAATTCGCAGGTATGAACGATGCGGAAATGGGAGACGGATTCCCAGCCTTTATGGTGCGTTTCGCAAATGGTGATGAAGGTATCATTGAGATTTCTCGTGACCCTGAAGGTAATGGTGGCGGATTTATTTTCGGATTAAATATGCCGCAGCAATAATTTTTTAAATTATTTTTTAAATTTAATTTAAATTATTTCTAAATTTTATTTAGAAAGCTGGGGGTCCCCCGCCCGCTTTGTGATTTTAATCACAAAAATATTTCTACCAAGTAGTAACTAAACCCCATAAAATTGGGACAAAATAGGACATTCTCAAAAGGTGATGTCAGACCCCCCTGCTAGTATTGGGCTATGCCCAAACGAAAGGAAATGCAAATGATTATTTGCTCAAAATGTGATGAAGTTCTTTACACCGACACTATGCCCGAAGGCTTTGACGAAAATGTATTTGTAATGTGTGCCTCTTGTGCATACGATTACACAATGTCAGACCCTAATGGTATTCTCTAACCACTAACCCGAAAGGAAAAAAATGTTCTCACTCCCCGTTGATGTAGCAACCCCTTGCTCAACTATTCCACTTGCCGAAGCCGACAAGTTATTTTTTAGCGAAAGCCCAAAGCGTATCGCTGTTGCAAAAAATCTCTGTGCCTCTTGCCCTATCACCTCAAAATGTTTGCAGTTCGCACTTGATGAGGAAATTGAGTTTGGCATTTTTGGTGGCACAACTCCACAAGAAAGAAAGGTAATGCTCTAATGGAATACCAAGTTACAAAAGTAGTCACCTATTGGGTGCAAGCAGAAAGCCGAGACGAAGCATTAGCAAAAGTCAAAGCAGGAAAAGTAAAACCAAGCGAACAGTATTTGGAGGCTAACTGATGTATCGCTCACAAGTTGATTTGATTTTGAATTTTGTAGACAACAGCACAATGTTGTTTGCTGATGTTCACCCTGATAACACTTACAAAGTTGTAGACGGGCTAATTACTTTTGAAAGTAATGACGGCGAACAAATCCATTACCTGCCAGCAGTAAATGTAAAAAACTTTTTTACTGTTGCAACCGAACCACACGATTAGGAGAAACAGAATGACTGAAGAATTAACAGCATACCGATACCACCGAGACGGACTAATTTTTTCTTGGCTTGGTGGTGCATACATAGAAATTTATTTTGAAGGTAATGCAATCCCCTATGATGTTTTGAATGTGTGGAACTATGAAAAAGATGAGCCAACAATTGAACGCTCTATGCGTGGGCTAGTTGATTTCATAGATGCAGAAATGGAATTGGAAGAGTAGCGACAAGGGCGGGGGACCCCGCCCCTGGACTGGCAGCTTTCACCCTTTACGACTATGCAAAAAAAATCACGGAAATTCTTTTACGATACACTTGACAAATCGCTGAAAATCGTGTATGTTTGCCTAGTAAATCCAACCACTATCAAAGGAAATCAAATGGGAAGTAATCTCTCAAATGAAATGACAGACGGAACACTCGAAGACTTGGGTATTAGTTTGTCACTAGAAGACCAAATCACTATTCAACTACGCTCTAATCACTATCCACCCGTTCCTTATTCTATGGTGCAACCTTGCATTGACGCTATCTTGGCTTGCAACGAAGATGAGAGTAACCGACAAATTGAACTGCCTGAAGGTGTGCTATGGCGTAATCAAACTACTGCACCTGCATACGCTATCGTTGAAGGTCACCACCTTGACGCTTGGGTAGACTATGGTGATGTCTACGAATACGAAGACTATGATGTAAGTGAGGATTACTAAAATGGAAGATGAAGTAATCAACCGCTATGCTGTAAAGGTTATTGTTGAATACTACTATGATGTAGAGGCAAAGACTAAAGAAGAAGCAGAAGAAGAAGGTTGGAAGTATGAAGACTATCCTTATTCTGCCGAAGTCTATTCAATAGATGTAGACTTATTGGAAGAAGACATTTATGGAGAAGAGCCTGAAGATGAAGATGTGGACTAATGAGACTTGTCTCAACTGCCCTAATCTAATGAAAAATGAATGGTATGCATTCGCAGATGATGACATTCAGTTATGCCACGCTTGTTACAATAATGAAAATCTAAGGAAACATTCTTATGCCAAAATCTAAGACTGTGTATCGTTGTGCAAATGGACACACATCTACTAACTCAAAAGACGCTCTATTGCAATTCTTCTGCAAATCCTGTTTAGAAGAAAAATGATGTATTATTCTTACATGAAGAAAGCATGGCACATTGACGGCTACACATTCAATGGGGAGATTTATTGCCGCTCCTGTGTAGCAGAAACACTTGAAGACCCCGACTTCAATGACCCTTACACTCTAGATGAACACCCACAGTTCAAACCAATCTTTGCATCTGATAATGATGATGAACTGATGTGTGACTACTGCTTCGCAGAGTTGGACTAATCCAGCTCTGCGGGGGTCCCCCGCCTCCAAATATTTATAAAAAATATTTGGATTTTTATCCGATTTCCTATTGACAATTTTCAGATTTTGGTGTATCTTTGCCCTGTAAATAAAACCCCACTACTAAGGAGAAAAAATGGGATTAGATATGTATCTCTATGCAGATAAGTATGTAAGCCGTAAGTCAAACACTCGCATTGAAGGAACTGACTATGACTACTACGACAATGAAGCATTTGCAACTATTGTTTCGGCTCTCAATGCAGATAAGTTGATTGACAACGAATGGTCTGGTATGACTGTTTCTTTGCCTATCGGTTATTGGCGTAAGGCTAATGCTATCCATTCTTGGATTGTTGATAATTGTGCAGACGGCGTTGATGAATGTCAGCGTATCTACATCTCTAAGGATAAGGCTGAGGAGTTAGTCTCTATCTGCAAAGAGGTTATCAAAAATAAGTCTAAGGCTACCGAACTCTTGTCTCCACGAGCAGGATTTTTCTTTGGTTCATTAGACATTGACGAATACTACATTCACGACCTCAAGCGTACTGTTGAAATCTTTGAGAAAGTTCTCAGGGCTTCCGAGCGTGGCGAGATTGAAAGTGTAGTCTACCAAGCAAGTTGGTAAAACTTGGTTGGGTGGGCTTGACAAAGCCCACCCACCTATGATACACTTCCCCCGTAATACAAACCCACTAACAAAGGAAAACTATGGAAAACACATTCAACTTTGAACAAGCAAGTTATGTAGATTTGCTTGCAGAAGCACAACGCCTAAACGGATTAGTTGCAGACCTTCACGGAACTGCTACAACCGCCAGCAACAAACTTATGTATGTTGAAAAGGCATTTGCTAATCGTGACCGACAATACGCACTAGCAAAAGAAATTCTTACAACTCTCATTGAAGAAAATGAGATTGAAAATGAAGAAGCCGTAAAGCAACTCATTGAAATCTTTGACATTGAGATTCTAAAGTCTGTTGAGTTCACCTTGACTATTGAAGTCACAGGAACTATTGAACTTCCAATGGGTTCAGAACTAGATGAATACTCATTCACCCTTGAGAGTCTTTCTTACAATGGAGATGATGTAAGTATTGACCACGAAAGCATTAGCATTGACGATTGGAACTTTACTGAATAATAGTGGGTGAGATGTGCTGGGCATCACTTAAAACTGCCCACTTAATAATTTGTCTCTGATAAGCACTTGGCTTAATTGCTAGGTTATTCCTGAGATAAGACTCCTGAGCAAGAGTTCTAAACTGCTCATTTACCCCCGCAAAACGGGGGACCCCAGCTGTGACGCATGTCACAGTATTTCTTTACGAACACCCTTGACAAACCCTGTAATCTGTGATAGATTTTCCCTATGGAAAACAACAAATCACCCCTAGAAATTGTAATGGAATGGTATCCTGACGGAAACTTCACAGAAGAAGACCTTTGGGAAGCAATAGGCGAAAGTGACGGCTGGAAGCAAGATTACTACGCAGACGGAGACTTAGCAGAATGGCTCTAAAGTTTGACCCACTAGATGACATTGAAGTATGCTCTAAGTGCTTTGATGATGAGGAATATGACTTTGGACTATGCATTGCTTGTGTAGAAGAAATGTTGGAGGACGAACTTGAATCTGTTCGATAATGTAATTGACGAAAAAGTCATTGAATCATTAGATAAAGAGACATTAGAACAACTCCTAAATATTTTGGAAAAAATCTAAAAATACCCTTGACTTTCTTGCCGAGATACGGTAAGATTACCTAGTAATCAAATTGGTTACTAAAACTACAAAAGAAAGAAGCAAAAATGATTGAAATCGGTTCAAGTTTCACAACTGCTAAATCAGGTGTTGTTGGAACTGTTCAAGAAGTAATCAAAAACGCAAATGGCTCTTTGCGTGTTCGCCTTGATGTCAATGGTGCAGACCGTTGGACTACTGTAAAGGAAGGCAAGTAATGTCTAAGCCTATGTACAAAGTCGGTGACACTTTCACCACGCTCAAGTCTAAAGTTACAGGAGTTATCAAAGAAATTACTCCTGTGAACTCAAACACAGTTCGCATTCTGCTTGATGTAAACGGCAAAGACCGTTACACTACATACAAAGCAGACTAATTTCCACAAAGGGTGGAAAACCTAAATGATAGGGTAGTTACGGCTCGCAATGATACACGAGTAAGAATACCGTAGTCGGTATCGCCGTAACCGTTCTCGCATAACGCAAATTGCGAAACACCTGAGCAAGTGTCAAAACTGCTCTCTTGCTAAAGCAATTCCCAGAGATAAGTGGGATATGCACACCTGAGTAAGTGTTAAAACTGCTCATTTTTTAATGAGCAGAGCTGGGGTCCCCCCGCTTGGATTCCCCAAAACTTTATGAGTTTTGGGCTTGACTTTTTGATTACGATAGTGTAGGTTTAGCCCTGTAAATAACCCACGAAAGGAAATACAAATGGCAAGATACGAAGTAGAAGTTATCGGACACTTCTCGTCTGTTGTAGAAGTAGAAGCAGATTCATACGAAGAAGCAGAAATGGTTGCAGTGCAAGACTTTGAGCAAGACTATTCTCCATACTCATCTAAAAATGGTTGGACAGATTCTTGGGGTCATACGGAAATAGAGATGTGCCGTAATCTTGATGAAGAAGAATACTAAAATGCAACTTGCATACTTTGCTGGTGACGGCAACTACGGATTAGAAAATGGTAACTTTGTTCTCGTAGATGTATCTAAGTGGACAGAAGAAGATTGGGAGCGTATTGAAATGGCTTCTGATTATCAACGACCAATGATGGCTATGTCTATCTCCGCAGTTTATGAGGGATAAAGTGAAGAATAGTCAAGACAGTTTCTACTGGTCAGAACTGGCAGAACTAACACACGAAACACAAGTAGGTATCTTTGGCTGGTGTTCTTGTGAAGACAACGAAGACAACGATAATCCATTTGGTGATTGTCCTAAAGATGAAGGATAATAATGTCTGATAACTTAGAGTTTCATTATGTAGTTTCATACCGAGAAGGCTACGGCTGGGGCATTGCAATAGATGTTGAACAGGCTGTAATGACTGACGGAACTATCTATGATTGGACACAAGGAAATGGTTGGACTTTCCCATTAGAAGGTGAACTATCCGACCTTGACTTACATCACTATCGTATGCTAAACTCCGCACTAAACCTACTAAATGAAGGAGCAATAAATGCCTAACTGGGTATTCAATACAGTTGTTGTTTCAGGTGACAAACTTGAACTAGACAAACTACAAGCACAACTAAATCAGCCATTTGAAAAGCATTTCCCTGATAGCAACTTCAATCAGGAAACTAAAGAATGGGAACACACACCTTCAACTCAGGTCTATTCTAATCCTGTATTTGCTTTCTGGAATGTTGTTCGTCCTACCGACCTTGAAGCCTACTATGGTGAAGAAAAGGAAAAGGTTGGACTAGATAACTTTATGGCAGATTTCAATAATGCTATTGCAACTGGAGAGTCTTGGTATTATTGGAACTTGCGTAACTGGGGAACAAAGTGGGATGTCTCTGTTACAGATGGAGAGAAGTATTCAGACACATCTCTTGAAGTAATGGATGATGAGACTATTCTGTATCGTTTCCATACTGCTTGGTCTCCTGTTCACGAAATCTTCAACATTCTTTCAGAACAGTATCCTAGTTTAGAGTTTGACTATGAATACGAAGAAGAACAAGGTTGGGGTGGAAGTGCATTATGGGTAGATGGTTACTTAGTTGGTGAAGAACAATACGACATTCCAAACTCACACTATGACTATGAAAAACGAGACAGAGAATGTCATTGTTCAGAAGGTGAAGCCGTAGATTGGGCTTACTCAGACTGTCCTGTTGATACTGAAAAGTATGAATGGAACAGCGATAACCATAACTGGGTTGAGAAGCAAGGGGTGGAGGCTTAGCCTCCCCCCCAAGCTCGGGGGTCCCCCGCCTTCCCCGATTTGTCAAGTGCCAAATCGGAAATGTCCGAAATAAATATTTATTTATTTAGACTTGACAAATGCCTATCTAATCGTGTATCCTTGCCTAGTAAATAAAAAACTAACTAAGGAGAAAAAATTGCCCGCTGAAATTGAAAGTTTCGCTTCGTATCGTGAACCTGCTTGGCACAATCTAGGAACAGTATTTGACCACGAAGTTACTTCGTCTCGTGAAATGCTAAACCTTGCTGGACTTGCAGGTTGGAATGTTCGCTTGGAGGAAGTCACCTATCCTGAAGGATACACAACTTCACTTCCACAATCATTCAATGTTGTTCGCAATCACCCAACAGACGGAAATCCTGATGTGCTTGGTGTTGTAGGCTCACGCTACAAAGTTTATCAAAATGAAGAAATGTATGACTTTGCTGATGGCTTGCTTGATGGTGCAAGGTGGGAAACAGGTGGTTCGCTAAAGAGCGGAACAGTTGTATTCGGTTCACTTGCATTAGAGCGTGAAACTGTGCTTGACCCTAATGGCGTTGCAGATGTTGTCAAGAATTACATCTTGGTTTCATCTAGTCATAATGGTACAACTTCACTTCAGGCTTCCGTAACACCTACTCGTGTTGTGTGTGCAAATACGCTTGCAGTTGCATTACAAGGTGCAAAGCAATCGTTCAAAATCCGTCACACTCAATCTATGGACGGCAAAGTTGCTCAGGCTCGTGAGGCGTTAGGTCTAACCCACCAATACCTAGATGAGTTTGATAAACTTGCTAAGGCTATGATTGAAAAAGAAATCAACGATAAGGTATGGCTTGACATTATCAAGACCGCTTACCCTAAGCCTGAAACAGATGCAAAGGGTTCATTCGTCAAGTGGGATAACAAGGTTATGGAATTGGAAAGTATCTATCGTGGTGACACCAATTTTATGATTGCTGATACCGCTTGGGGTGCATACAACGCTTTGACAGAACGCTTGGATTGGTATCGCCCTGTCCGTAGTGGTAATGAAGAAAATGTTTATGCTTCCGCTTCAGGCTTTGATGTTGCAACTCAAAATGAAAAAAATCGTTTGTTGCAAATTGTAAGCAAAGTTGTTTCGGTCTAACTCTAGCAACCTGAGCAAGTTGTAAAACTGCTCACCTATTTGGTTCTGTAGCTCAGTTGGTTAGAGCGTTGCCCTGTCACGGCAAAGGTCACGAGTTCAAGTCTCGCCAGAATCGCCAGCGGCGGGGGACCCCGCACTCGGGCGTGTCTATTCATATGAATAGTCATCTATAAATAGATTACGAGCTTCCAAAAAAAATCACTGGAATTTTGGGCTTGACAAATCCGTGCTTATGGTATAGGGTGTGCCTATGGAAAAAAACAACCCTATGATGGAAAAGTATGTAACTATCTCTTGGTGTCCTGCTGATATTAAAGCAGTACGAGAGGAATGGTCTGACGAGAAATGTATGGAAGTATTGTTAGATGTAGGCGGTTGGCTAGAAGACCGTTCAATTGAATTAGGTTGGGAAGTTCTAGAAACCCTCCTTTTAGACTATGATGAGGAAGAAGAATAATGTTACAAGTTTATGAGTTTGACGGAAGTGTAATTCCAGGTAGTTACACTAATTGGTTTGAGGTCTATGAAGCAGAAGATATCCTTAAGCCAATTTACTTTTCAGATAGTATTGACAAAGTGGTTAAATACTGTTATGATTCGGGACAGAACTTTGAAATAAATACCCTACAAGCCTACTACAACGAGCACGGAGAAGAATAGTGATTAACCTACAGTTCTACACAGTAAGAGAGTTTGACATTGTTTATGATGTTAAACTTGATGAGAAAGACCCAATTGTCCTTAAGTTCCTTGAAGATAATGAATTATCAGTTAAAGACTTATATGAACTAGACTTTAATCAAAGTTTAGAATTATGGTCAGAGATTATCGGTGACGGAAGTGTTCCACTAGAAGAAGAAATCCTAGAAGGCAATGAACGCTTTGTAGACTTGGAGGTTAAGTAATGATAGTTAGATATTGCCACTACTATGATGAGACTCGTGATGACCCCGCCTTTTACACATGGGATACGCCTGAATTTGTAGCAAGTGTTTCAGATGGTGTTCGACAACTAGAAGCGTGGACAGTTGGTGAAATGGTTATCTATTTACCCAATGATGTTACTATTCGTTATGCAGATGATTTAGAAAATGCTGATATCTATTCAGATACACAGTTACACGAAATCGGAAGAACTGATGAAACCCTAAATGCTTGGGAACATAACTCATGGATAGAACTCCGTGATTATGAAGGACAATGGATAGGTGATATATTTTCAGGACATGTCTACCATAGCGTTAAAGAAGCCGTAGAAGCCATGAAGGAACTTCTAAATAATTCAGAATTTTTATCAGAATACCCTTGTTTAATTTCAGAAAATGTGGTAGGTTAGCCCTATGAATTTGGATAATTTACAAGCACGGCTACAAGACAATTTAATTACTTACTTATCAGACCTTCCAGATAGTTTAATTGACGGAGTTTGCCAAGTTGTAGTAGATACCTTTAAGGAGAACAAGTGAAGTATTCAGTAGAAGCCCGACAAATTAACTATGGTCGCTTTGAGATAGAAGCAGACAGCGTAGAAGAAGCACAAGCAATCCTTGATGAATTAATCGAAGATGATTTCATTAGAGACACAGCAGAGTGGGAAATTGGAGAAATTGAATTGGTAGGTTTACGATAATGTTACCAGACACAATTAACGCTATGAAGATTATTACCTATGATGTTAAGAACATTGTAGAAAGTCTTACAGAGAATGATGAACAGCCACGAGAAGTAGATTTAGAAGAAGTTATGGAAGTTGTCAGAGCGTGGGCTATTGACGACTTTGGAGATAATTGGAATGTCTTTTACCAGACAGATGATGGAGATGAACTCTAATGACATACTACCCAATTCAAGTAAATGTAATTGTAGATGCAGAGACATTAGAAGAAGCACAACTTAAAGCCACCTTATTTATGCCGTGGACGACATCAGGCAGCGATTGGCATTTGACAGGTCACAAGTATCTTGCTCAGCCGTGGAAGATTGACCAATGGAATATTGAAGGCACAGACAGTGATGAGATGGACGGCTTGCTGCAACGATTGGGTTACAGATGAACGCCATCTTTAGCCCAGTAACAAACAAAGCCTATTTTAAGAAACATGGCAAACTCTACGAAGCCCCGTTTGATATAGACACAAAAAACATTGACTTTATGGAGGTCGCTGTGGTAGACTACTTTTTTCTTACTCCTTTGGAGTTTGAGAACGCTATGGAAATGTTAAATGCATTGGAGGAATATGAAGTACAGTAAGCAAGACATCGGAGTGTTTATTCCAGGTGTAACAGAGAATGACAGCGTAGAGCAAAACTTCAAGATTATTGACTTTGCTATCACTAATGGATTTGAGATAGATATCCAGGAATTGTCTTATGCCAAAGACGAGTATGCAAACGATAAAGACGAACTCGGCTGGGGCTGGTTTGAAGACATTGGTTATGTAACTGAAGAAGCATTAGAGTATCTAAATACAAAGTGTGTAGAGCAGGGGGTAGTGTTTACATTTGTAGATACTGACTTTGTTCTACTTGACAGCAACTATGAGAGTGTGGTAGGATAGGGCTATGGAAAGACGACTTTATGAATTTGAACCACTATTTAGGCTAACTGATGTTGGCACACACGCACAGGGTAATCCTTTTACCCTACTACAAAGCGTTTATGAAATGGCTATCTTCAACGGATACTCAGGCGGATTTGTAGATGAAGAAACAGACGAGCCATTAGACACTTGGGAAGGTCTTACTGATGACAACTACCAAGAACTGCTAGATAGTGTCCTTGATTACCTGAATACATACAACTGCGTAGATGTAAGGCTTGTGGTAAAAGATGATACCATTCAAGTTGTAGAGGACATTGGCAACGGATTTGACCCATACTATCGGGAGGAATAATTGCCCCAGAGCAGAGAAGAATCAGGTGCAAAGAAAATTGCAGATATCTTCGCTGACGAAAGACTCAATGTGGTACAACTCGGTTATCACTCGTCACTAACATTCACACCTAACATTATTGAAAAGATAAAAGGTTGGATACATTGGCACGAGCAGGTCAGCGAAAACATTGAAGTGAGAGATGACGGGGGAATGAATTACATCGATGGGGATTACCTTCAATATATAAAAAGATAATTAAAATGTTATTGCTGCAAGCCTACGGGCTTGCAGCTTTGGCATACCCAAAAAACGGGGACCATGCCAGGGTCCAGCAAATTGTCGACATATCTCTATATACACATATCCTTATATATCTAAACATACATACTTATCCACAATGTTATCCACATATAAATTAGGACAAATTGGTATATATCCACATATTATCCACAAGTTATACACATAGTTATCCACATACTTATACACAGGTGTGGATAAACCTGTGGAAAACTTTTATACCTATTTAAAAAAAGATTACGATGGACTCAAAAAATCACGGGGAACTTTTTCATCAGGAATATATTACGAAGGCGTGAAAAAATCACTGGAAAGTTATTACGAAGGTGATTAAAAATCACGGGGAGTAATCAGAAGATACTCTGATATAACTTATACTATAGGTAAGAATACATTAGCTTAAAACCTCCCCAAAATATCTTAAAATCTAGAATTTACATATATGTTTAAATAGAAATACATTACGAATATTCCAAAATATCACAGAATATATGGGGAATTTTTGCCTTGTCAATGTCTGTTTATATAAGGATATATACATATGTAAAGGATGTACAAGGATATTTTTATATATATGTAAATAAAGAAACATTACGATGGGGGCTGGAAATCACATTATTACTACTTATAATGACTATTTAAACCATATTACATATTTATTTCCTTTTATTACTAAGTTATCCACAGTTTGGGGGTAATTGTGGATAACTTTCTCTGATTAAATATAGGACATATCAGACATTTGACTTGTAGTCATAATTCTGATATACTCGTATCAGGTAAATCTAGGAGGATAAGTGACTTGTATAGCTATATTGAGACAAGATGATAAGGTATTTATATCAGGGGAAAGAGCTGTATCTAATGATAGTGAGATTCACTACCTCTCCACCCCGAAAATTTGGAGAGCTGGAGAGTATCTTATTGGATACGCTGGACACTTATCTGCATTAAGTGTATATCATTCATTTGCTCCTCCACAACCTAGAGGTTTGCGTGGTAAGGACTTAGATAAGTTTATGTACACGCATTTCCTAGATTATCTAATAAATTTCTACGATAGTAAAGGTATAAAGACCGATGGTCTGGATTTACTCATTGCGGTAGGAGACCGTATTTACGAGCACTCCTCAGACAATATGTCTTTGTATGTTTACGACACGAATTACAACTCAATTGGTTCAGGTTCTTCATATGTAATGGCAAGTCTTTTCTCTACCGCCGACTTCGAGCTTTCTGGTCGAGAGCGAGTCAAACTTGCTATGGAATCTGCCTGTAAATTTTCGCCTTCTTGTGGTGGAAAAATCGATATCTTATCTATGGGAATATAGTAAAAAATCTGATAAATTGTCTAATTATTTTTAGATTTTTTATCAGATTTATTTTTAGATTTTTTTCAAATTTTATTTCAATTTTTAATTAGATTTTTATTTAAAAATCCTATCTAAATATTTTTAGATTATTCGTCTCTTTTCCAATGGATATAGGACCTAATATAGACTGCAGCATAGGCTAAGGCAGATATAATGAACCCGTATTGTTCTGTATTAATAGCATAGGCAATCCAGATAAACTCATTGCATAATAGAATGAGCCAACCCCATACTGTTTTCTTACCAACAAAGAAAATCCCTATTATACCGATTGCCGCAAGAATCCATGACCAATATTCCATTATTGTTCCTCTGGTCTAGTAACTGGATGGTCTAACGGATTCCATTCACCATCTAATGCTTTGATAGTGGGGCATGGGTATTCGATATAGATTGGCTCTTCTATTCCGTCAGAGCAGATATTTGCATACTCAGTGCATGCTTCACATGCTAGGTCGTCATATGGACCATTTACTGCATTATGTAGGTTATAAACACTTTGAATAGCCGTTACTAATCTTCCTATAGCATCTTCATCATGCTTGCTTAAAACCGCCTCAATAGCGATATACTTCTTTGTATCGCAAATGCTACACATCTTCTTGCTCTTCATCTACTTCTTCTCTGGCATAGAATCCAAAGATATGCAGCATAACCTTTTCACGAATATATTCCATTTCTTCCTTGGAAGCTGGTCTACCATACTTTTCCGCAAAGTTATCCACAATACTATTAAACATCCCCACAGCCTCATCTGAGAGCTGTTCTGGTGTCTTTTCTATATTAATTTCCGTCATCTAAATACCTATCTATTTTATCAAACATATCTTCGGTATCTATCATACCAAATCTAAATCTAAGAGCCTGTAAGACATACTTATCTATGGTGTCTAAATGCCCCTGTAAGGCATCCTGGAGGCTTGTATATCGGTTTACCCACACTTCTTCACCTATGCTGTTAAAAGCCATTGTCTCAAAGATGTAGGGGTTTCCTTCATCGTCCGTTCCATGCCTGAGACCAAGCCAGACTGTAGATACCATAACTCCATCAATCTCTGATTTACCAATGATTCTAGAGTTATCTTCAAATCTCTCCAACCACTGTGTATATGTGATTGGAAGACCATGCATATCAAAGTATTTACTCATCAGAATCAGACTCTTCAGAGTCCTTTTCTTGTAATTTCTGTAGTTTTGCCTTAGTCATTTCAAGGTCTTTTTCAAGCTTTTCAATCTTATTCTGATAATAAGTTTCTGTAGCGTATGTAAACATTATTTCTTTACTCTCTTTCCATTAGAAACCTTTGCACTAGCCTTAAGGTTATCAATTTCATCATTAAGTTCTCGAATCTTATCTGAGACCATAAGGACAGCAATAAACCATCCAATCATTACACCTATTGCAAGCATTAAGTATAAGGCAAATAGCGTACTCATTTCACTCCTTTGTGACAAGAGCAGTTGCATTCCTGCTCTATATTATTCCAGTCTGTGTACTTAGTTCTACATGTGTCGTGATGACCTGTAGTACACCAACCAAACTTGCTGTTTGACTTGGTGGCATTAGGATTAATCCTGTCTGCTGTTTTCTTTCTTTTCGGCAAGTCTTAGCCCCTTTACATCCTCTTGAACTAGGAGTAAAGCATACACGAAACCTTCTAAAAAGTCAAGGTTAAAGTTCTCGTGTTTGCCAGCATTTTTAATATGCTCATCAATTCTCTTATATAACCAAGAAAGATTATTTGAAGTATCTTCCATCATCTACCTTCATCATATATAAATCTACATCATTTAATGCACCATTGTAAGTCCATGTCCACCCAACCATACAGGGTCCGTCAACTTCATCATAGACAACCCAGTAGTAGGACTTTTTCCAAAATGGTTTTTTAGTATCTCTAAAAATTTTATACTTCAACCGTTTGCCTTTGTTCGTGTGTACTCCAGAAATATGTACATCCTTTATCTGGGCAACAAACATATTCCATAAAGATATGACCTTCAGCTTCATATTCAGCATAGTGGGCTGGGTCTTTTTCCCATAAGCGACCACGATGTGTAATCATAACTCGGTTATGCATATCTTCATCTTCCATCCAGAATGGTCTTTCGTATGGCTGGTCAACAAAGTGACGCTTATAGGTATCCTTAATTACTTCCCAATTATTTTCCCACTTATATCCACGCTGTTCCATCTCTGTACGAATAGCCTTTAAGTAGAAATATAGGTCGTGCTCATAGCCCTTAAACATTTTAACTGCTGGATGATTACGCCATGCATTGCTAGGAGACTCTCCAGCCAGCACAGTCATAATCTGACGACCCTCTAGTAATTGTTTAACTAAGCGTTTATAGTCTAAAACTTCTGCACAATGCTTAAAGTTTGCTTCTGGTAAAAATACTTGCATTTTGTTCCTTATGGTTGGTTTGCAATAAAGGCTGACACTGCTTCGGTATAAGCCTCTGTTGAATAAATTAAATCTTCAATATGAGTATTATAGCCCTCTTTGAAGGTATTGTCAAGGTATTGTTGCAAACCTTTTGAGAACCAATCTACAAAATAATCGTTAGAAAAGTGTCGAGTGGTCTTCATTGCTATCTCCAACATAAACATCCGCTATTCCTGCATTTTTAAGAAACGCAAATGTAGCCATTAGCCACTCACGAGACTCACAGGTAAAACATCCACAGTAGGCATCGAATGGCTGCCAACCTTCTGGAAGTTCACTTTCATCTGCATGAAGAGACTCAAAGCAATTAGACATATGAAACTCTAAATATGCTTCCAGTTCTTTTGCTAAATTTTCAGGTATTACAATTTCTGGTATCATTTTACCCACGATTCTGTTTGATATGTGTACTGTGGACAAAAATGTTCTACGCTTTCCTTTACAATAATTGCTCCATAAATAAAGGTAGAATCATTTCGCTTTTGTTGGTCAAAGACTACTGCGAATATTGCATCATCCGCACTCTGACCGCTATCTAGAATTCCGCATACGAACTCTGATAGACTTAGGAGCTTTTCATCATTTTGTAATTCAACAATCTTATGATTAATTTCTCTTAGCTCCTGTATATATTTATCTTTAGCTAGTTTTTCTTCGAACTTATATGTAGTTCCAATAGTTGCTGTGGTTGCAATTACGATTGCAAGACCAATAAAAAAGTTTTTCATAGGAGAATATTACCATATCTCTCTGGGTTTGTCAATAGGAAATCCCCCAGCCGTAGCTAGGGGGAAATCCGTAAGTATAATTATACTATCTTTTAGCTCTCTTGTCAACCTTAACGAAAGCCTCATTTATTTCATCTTTAGATAGTTTACCATCTTGTAGGTATGCTCTAGCTAGAGACTCTACAACTGTTGCAACGCCCAAGCCACCAGCCAATACTGCTGCTTGCCAAACCTCAATGCCAACCAAAGAGCCAGCACCAATAACGCCTAGACCATTTGCAGCAAAGACAGCAACTATTCTCAATAGAATATTATTCATCTTTGTCACCACCCTCTCTTATGTATAGAGTAAGTAGCCAAATTGCCAATGAAAATAAAATTGCATTTCCAATAACTGTTTTAGCACTTCCCTCAAGAACGCACCATGCGGTGAACATTCCAAGCAGAGTCCAAATCTGATTTAATGTCTCAATGAATGAGTCTTTAATCCATTTTAGTAGTTTCATCTTGTACTCCTAACTAGCGTAATTGCTGTTGTAGAGCCAACAATCTGTGTAACAATAATTGCTGGAATAACAGCTTTTTGTGCCTGTTTTCTTTGTTCTCTTGTCATGTCTGCACCAATATTCATAATCGCAGTAGCCACCTGACCAGGATTTGTAAAGATAGCATTGATTAAATCTGAAGGGCTTTCAAACAGTTCTAGTGCCTGAGCAACTGTGACTGTCAATTCCACTCCATTCTCTAATACAATAATGCCATCAACATTATCTAGGTTAGGGTCTGTGCTATTACAAATTTCTGTTGCAGAACCAATGTCTTCTTCTCTTCCGTCCCAATATAGTTTATATTGCTGAATTGCTGTCCATCTAACCTCTGAGTTATCTATGGGTGAGTTTCCAATACAGTTTATATTTTTATTTCTAATTTCTGGTAGTGGTTCTGGGAAGTTTGGTTTGTATGCATTGCATGCTTCTTCAACCGTATCGATATTTTCTGTGTTTCCATTCCAATATAAGTAGTATCTTTGATATGCTTGCCAAGTTTCTGTGACTTGTGTATATGGATTTGGTCCAGTGCAAGTTAGTGTCCTTGATTCAATAGTAGGCTGCGGCTCTTCTGCACACTGCTCTGTAACTGGAATAACTGCACCATTCCAACATTCTTTTGTTTCTACTGGTATTCCACCATCTCCAACTTGAAATGTGGAATCAATTGCAACTACAGATTCATTAGCTTGATACCTAATTCCTCTTCTTAGATTTTCTGGAAGCCAGCCCTCAGATGTTACTTCTCCGACCCAAGTTCCATTATCGTATCTAAGAATTCTTAATTCAATATATGTTAAGTCTCCTGTAGATTGTGGGTATGGTCTTACTGCCCATTTAATACATAGCGTATTTGCAGTTACTCCATACTTTAAGTAAGCCCCATCGCCCCAAGTTACCCAGTCATATCCTGCTACGGAAATGCTAGGGGTATTTGGGTAGTCCCAATATGTGGTATCAGAGACACCGAAGGATAGTACGCCATTTGTGCTTACGAATACCTGCTCATACTCTGTCTGACCCAACTTAAGACTAAACGGCAGATTCATCTGAAATGATGAGTCGTCTGCCGCAGGGAATGTTGTTGTATTACATACATACTCTACGCTATTGTTTGCCATAACGATTGGAATATTAATTGATATCACTCCAAGAATTGTTGCGATAATAGCGAATAGTTTTATTTTTCTATTCATTCACCTTTCTCCTATGCAGAACAAATGTCTGCTTAGTTAATTATACTTTATAATTGAACTAAATACGAAAAGGGGACAGGAAAAATCCTGTCCCCTATTCTTTGGGTTACAAATTAAATTAATACCAATTTTTTAATTTAAAATGTGAATAAGCATCACAAGGAGTGCCATATCGTAAATCGATATACTTTGCACCCCATTCAATTTGTGTTGCTGGGTTAGTCATCCAATCGTCTCCTGCACTTGCCATTTTATTTGCAGGTAGTGATTGAGGAATTCCGTAAGCACCAGATGATGAATTCTTAGCAAGATGATTCCATCCGCTTTCACGAGTCCAAAGAGTACTTAAACAGGAAAATTGTTTTTGTTCCCATCCATATTTCTCTTTAATATACCATTCAGCGTACATCTTATTACTTTTAGGATTTCCTAAAACAATTTGAATAGAAACTTCGTTTTTCTTATTTCTATCTACTTTTGTCTTAAAAGACTTACTAGCAAGGGTCTTGTCCTGACCCTTCAGCTCTTTCAGTTTAGCTTCCGACAGGATTACTGTGGAGCCGTTTGTAAGAGCTAGAGCAGGGTCTTGACTTGTGTTTGACCCTACTACGGCTAGAGTTACTACAACGAGTGTTGTTGCTATTTTCATAGCCTTACCACCTTTCGCAACCGCCCTCGTAGGACAGCTTTATTTTATTGCATGTGGAATAGACTCACCTTTTGCGAGACTACTTACTTCCACATACATACATTCTACACTAAGGTCAGACAGTTTGTCAATCCCAGAGTAAGAAATGCCCGATTTAATACCATTTTCAAAAGAAATTAATGTATTTACTACTGTTCCTTTATACGGAATTACAGTTGATACACCCTCTACAACAGAAACATATCCTCGTGAATGTTGTGCATCTGCACTTGCCATTCCACGAAATTCCTTACTGATTGGATTACCATTGCTATCATAGTGAGTTTCTCCTGGACTTTCATCATGACCAGCAAGAACTGAGCCGAGCATAACTGCATGAGCACCTGCAGCAAATGCCTTTACAGCATCACCACTATTACGAATACCACCATCAGCAATGATTGAGGCATCGGTGTCCTTCCTATGCTCTACAATATCCATAATTGATGCTAGTGTTGGAATGCCGTGACCAGTAACAATACGAGTAGTACAGGCTGAGCCTCCACCGATTCCTACACGAATTGAGTCTGCCCCAGCATCTGAAAGACGCTTAAAACCTTCCCAAGTAGAAACATTGCCCGCCATGATATGTACAGGAAGCTCTCTAAGCCTTTCTACAGCCCTAATAGCAATTTCGCTATGCCCATTAGCCGTATCTACAATAAGGCAGCTAACGCCCTCTCCTACAAGTTTTTGGGCATGTTCAAAGAAGTCTCCAGTTGCACCTATTGCAAAGAAGTTGTTAATATATCCATCTTCTCTAAGATTTCTTGCAATGTTTATCTGTTGTTCATTTGACATATATCTATGAATTGAGCCAGTAGCACCCATATTTGCAAGAACAACTGACATGTATTCATCACATACTGTATCCATTGGTGCAGCAATAATTGGTAATCCTAAATTAATTAATCTATTATCTCTACCAATATTCATTACTAAATCAACATTTTTTCTACTTTTTACATCCGAGTGCTGTGGCACAAGAAGGATATCATCGAAGGACAAAGCCTTCTCAATATATTTTTTCATTAATTATCTATTCCAACATTCTGTGTTATTAATTGCTAATTCTTTATTAATCCAAATTTGGTCTTCAATATCCCATCCCCATTCGTATGAAATATCGGCAAGATAGAAACCATTATCTTCCATAAATTTTTGGACTTCAAGGTTATTCCTATGGTTGTTATGTGTTGGCTTCTTTTCTGTTTCTAGGTGTAGTAACTTGACATTACGAAGGTTCTCTTTAAATCCCTGTAAAACTTGCCAACTATATCCTTCGGTATCAACCTTTACAATGTCAATAATTCCTTCTGTCAATCCAACAGAGTTGAGGAAAAAGTCCATAGTTAAAACAAATACTGGGATTTCTTCAATATGTCCTTGCAAGTCTTGTTGGTTAGCAATCCTAGATGAATATAAAGACGAACACCCCTGATAGTCTTCTCTATCATGATTTACCTTCATGAACATATCTGTACCGTTAAAGTCGGAGATTGCGTTCTGATAAACTTCCATAAAGCCATAAAACTTTTTAGTCTTCTCTACAGCACTAGGATTAGCATCAATTGCAATAAGTCTATTTACTCTATCCTTCCCTAGTTTATTTGATAAATAAGCTAAATCATGACCGTCACGAGTTCCAACATCAATAAGAATCTTTGCACCTTCACCAAAGAACTTTCTAAAGTTAGTTACTACTGGTTCTAATGGATTTACATTAACTAGATGTCCCACTAATACCCCTTAAATAATCTTTCAATGTTTCTGTTGTACCTTTCCAAGTTAATCTCTCTGAACCTTGTCTATGTATAGTTGGAATTTTAAACCTGCAAGCCTCCGCCACAAACTCTTTGAATTGAGATTCTGAATCTGTAACTCTAACAAAATCTGCTAAAGCAAAGTCCTCAAACCCTCTAAATGAAACAGATGTACCCACCACTGGTCTTCCAGATACAAGTGCTTCTGCTGTTTTTAGATTTGAGCCGCCGCCATATGGAATAGGAAGTGCAATAACATTTGCAGACTCAAGTAGTTGATTTAATTCTTTATCTGTACGCTTTCCAAGAAAACGAATTGTAGTGTCGTGATACTCGTTTCTTTCTGGACCTAATTTTCCACGAAGACCATCACACATTGTGCCAACAAAGATTAAATCTGTATGGTCTGGTAGCCAATCAACCGCATTATAAAGATACTTGATTGAACCTTCAATGTTTGGTGGATGTCCAGAACCTACAACAAGAGCATAGGTATGTGCAGATTTAACATCGCTTAGACTGGCATTAGTTCCATTATTAACTGCAACTACATTTTTAGCACCATTTTTTCTAAACCATTCAGCATCTCGTTCTGTAACACAAATAACCAAATCTGAATTTTCAGCAATTTCAATTTCAGTATCTTCTAGAAAATCAATTGCTGCATTCATATGCTTTGGCTCAAGACCTTCTAATAGTTCTGGCTTTAACATAAACTCGATATTGTGACTAGAATGAATAACCTTAACTTCTGGATAACGCTTCTTTAGCTTCTTTACTTCAGTCCACATCCAAGGATGGTCGAATATGATAGCGTCTGGAACTCCATTCAAGAATCCCTCTATTCCCATATCCTTAAATAGCATAGCAATATCATCTAATTGAGGATGATTACTCTTCATAAACTCTGGCATAGGAAGCCAGGCAAAATGCAAATTATTGCAATTAACTACATAGGAATTAGGAAATACTTCCTTGACTGCCTTACTAATTTCTCTAGACCTAATTGCACCACCCCACTCACCATCTGCAGGAAATGGAGATAGAGATACAATAGTTGCATCTTCTGGAAGACTAAACCCAGAATCTGAGTATGCCCTAATCTTTTTCATTATCAAATCTTTCATACTCTGAAAATTCTGTATGTTCTAAATATTCTTCATGAACAATTCCATCTTTTTCCCAAGTAACAAGCGAGAAAAAAGTACCATGCTGAATAACAGTTCCAATACAACTATCATCAAATATCCAGACTTTATCTCCAGAACTCATCTCATTCCCCTTCCAGGTGGGTCTCCAACAGCACCATCAAAGTATACCTTAGTTGCTCCCATAGACAAAAGAATATTTCTTAACCTATGTAAGTATTCAATGATTGAAACCTTTTGTCCATCCGACAAAGCCATGATTTGATTCTCATATACCCTAATGGCAATGTAGTCAGGAAACTCTACGAAATCAACTGCTAATCCAGAATAAGGTGGCTTAACCGTTCTAACGGCAGTCATCATTTCTGGGGTATACTTATGCTTCTTCACTCTGTACCGCTGCTAAAATTTCTTCCCATATTTCTTGTGTTTTATGTGCATTGCGAGATTTGCTTATTTCTCCATCAACAAAATACACACCGCCAAATACGCCGTTAGCCCGATAAGGCTCTTGCATTTGGGTAGCATACTCAAAGCAGTCTTTAATGACTGGGCAATGTAAGCATACTGTTGTGTCAATTGTAAGTGCAAGCTTTGGGTCTTCTTCATATTTTTCAAAAAATAAGTTAACATCTAGACCTGCACATTTAGCTTTTTTTCTCCACTCATCATCGAACATATCTTTGCGGAACCTTCCAGCCATCACTGTCTGGAGAGAATCGCTTTTCAAAACCCCAACGGTTTTTATATCTAACCCCACGCTTATCATATTCTGCGTTGGCATCAAACTTAAAGTCTACGATATCCCAGCCATCCCAATGCAAGAACTTATTGTTCTTGACAACATTGTGTGCTTGTTCGTAATTAATTGTAATCATTTTATCTTTCTGTTAGTATTTATAAATTGCTGTTTTAACGCCGAATCCATCTGCTTTATGAATCAGAGAATCCCAGGACATAATGATATCATCTTTGTTGGCAAATAACAAGACCTCGTTGATATCATGTTTTTCAAAGTTGCTCATAATATCATTATACGCAACCTTAGAAAACTTAATTTTAATTTTCTTTTGCTTAAAATACTGTTGAGTTTTATTACAAAACTCCGCAGTAAAACTATTAACCTTGTACGGACCAGCAGTGAGCAATTCAACTGTTTTAGTTGCATCATTTATTTGACTATCAATTGCTACTACTATTCCACGCATGAATGTATTATAGTCATCAAACTTATGACTACCATAAACAAGAATTTTCACTTTCTTACCTTTCGATTAGGTATAAATTATATCAATTTATAATGATATTGTCAAGGGGTTTCTGGTGCTGACCATACACCATCAATTAAAATCCAGCCGATATTCATACCTTCTGGAGAAGATTCATATTCAATTGCAGATAAACCTGTAACTTCTTCTGCAATTTCTTTTGTATCAGCTAGGATGAAGTTCACAATTTGTGAGCCATTAGAAATAAAATAACTAGGCATTATACATCTCCTGTGTTAGTAGAAGGATATGCTCTACCAGAACCCCAAATAATTCTAACAGCTCCAGATGCTCCACCTAAAGCACCAGTTGAAGGGGCAGAATTGTCATCAATAGCACCGCCACCTCCGCCATAGAGACCTCCTCTACCAGAAGTAGTAACAGTCCCACCAAGAGTTCCACTATCACCACCAGAACCACCTCCGCCACCATTTGCAGTAGTTCCACTTCCAGTGCCAGCAGTTCCAGCAGTTCCTCCAAGACCAGACGAGCCTTCTCCTAAAAGACCGACACCACCGCCGCCTCCTGAATCTGCTCCATCTGAACCACCTCCGCCAGCTCCGCCGCCAGAACCAGGGTCTCCATTTACTCCAGTAGTTGATGGTGAAACTCTACCATTTCCACCATTACCAGAATATCCACCAGCACCTCCACCACCTCCTGGGTTAGTTGTGTCAGCTTCAGAACCGCCACCATTTCCACCACCTATAGTGCCACCAACAGAAGAGCCAGTTCCACCAGAAATAGTTCCAGAACCAGAGGTTCCTCCAGTTCCGCCACCTGCAGTTAGTAATGGTGTGCCTCCTCTGGATATTGAAGAATCCCCACCAGATGTTGCAACAGAAACGGCTCTTACTCCGCCAGCACCAACAGTAACACTTAAAGATTCTCCAGGAGTTACAGATAAAGATGTTATATATCTAAGACCTCCACCGCCACCGCCTTTTGCACCTCCAGTGTTATAAACTCCACCTCCACCACCACCTACACATACTGCAGAAATAGATGTTACGCCTGTTGGTACAGTAAATGTTCCAGATGTTGTAAATACTTGCTGACCTGATGGACCGCCACCAGACTCAAAGTAGCTAGATGAAATTGTTCCAATAATTGGCATTATGCACTCAAATCTCCGAGTAGTAGCCATGAATCAGTTCCGATTTTAACAAGAGTGGCAGATGAATATGCGGCTCTAAAGTTTTTTCCTGGGGTTGCGTTAACAGTAACACCTACAGATTGTGTAACAGACGCACCAGTAGTTAATGCTACAAGGTTAATCTGTGTGCCAATTGGATATGGAACTACTGAGTTAAGTGGAACAGTAAAAGCAAAAGCACCGTTCATCTGAACTAAAGTATTTGCATCTGCTGCAGCCAATGTATACGCACCAGTTTTAGCAGTTGTGTTAACTCTAAATGTTGGAACCAATGTAAGGTTTGTGCCGTCTCCAATATATCCATGATGATATGTTGTATCCCAAGCTATTCTACCGTCAGATGTGCTTGAGGTTGTGCTTAAAGTTAAAGTTGGGGTAGTAATAGTTGGAGAAGAACCTGTAATATATGCACCACTAACAGCAATTGTAATTGTGTCTGTGCTTGCATCTCCAGTAACAGAAATACCAGTTCCACCAGACAATGTTAATGTATCTGTAGAACTCTCTGCCTCAACATTGCTTCCAGAAGAAGGAACAATAATGGTAAATGAGTTTCCAGAGCCACCAGCACCTGTTGCATCACTTCCATTTATCCAGTTCGTTCCATCATATTTTAATACTTGACCAGAAGCAAGTGTGCCAGATGTGATAACAACATCTGAAAGATTGTCTAAAGTATGAGTGTGAGAAGTTGTAGAATATGATGCAGTGTCTAATTCCCAAGTATCTGCTGCAGTCTTTTTAAGAAAGCCAGATGTTCCTGCTAATGCTTCAATTGCTTGAAGGTCTGCACCAGCAGAAAATGTCATTCTCTGATTTCCTTCATCCCATGAAATAACTAATCCAGAGCCTTGTCTAAACTCAATTGTATCGGTAACAGAATCGCTACCTATTAGTTGTAAGTCAGCACCGCTGGCATTAGTTGCACCTTCTAGATGGTATGTTGTATTAGCGTCTGTTAATGAATAACTATCAAGTTCTGTATCAATAGCTTCTGCTAGAGCTTGAAAATCCGCAGGAATATTTGGATTGTCAGAACTCGATGGGTACGGAAACCCTTTAGTTGTTGTTGGCATTACTTCTCCTTTTCACCTAATTATACCTTATTATACTACCCGATTCAAGATATACTCGTGATATCCCTGTTCTCCATATAGGTCAGGAGACCAACCATAATAAATCTCTGGATTCATTTCTTCATCTGGTAGTTGATAATATACTTGATTTACTGAATCCCAGTGCCAACCAAGTCCTGGCATATATCCTAGATTACAGCAACATTCTACTTTATCTCCTTGCATCATCAATAATAAGTCTTGAAATATTGAGTCATCATGTTCATTAAATGTTCCAGTCCAAACAACAATGCCATTTTTAATAATAGCGTGTGGGTGACTATCTAAATGCTCTATCATACAGGATACCTCACAATTACCATTCCGCTACCTCCAGTTCCTCCAGTTCCAGAACTTGAGTTCAATCCAGCACCACCGTTTCCAGTATTTGATGTTCCAGAACCACCTCCAGAGATACTGCCACCAACACCAATTGTTCCAACCGTTGTACCAGCAGCCCGATACCAAGTCGTATATGATGAACCAGTTGAGCCAATAGTTCCAGCAGCAATACCTGCACCACCACCAGCACCAGCACCACCAGTTGTACCATTACCACCATTACCGCCCTGAGAACCAGTTCCACCACTTACTGTTCCTCCAGAGCTAGCACCAGCACCACCACCACAAGAGCCATTACCACCTGCAGTAAAGTAGATTGCACCATAGCCTCCACCAGTTCTAGATGAACCATTAAATGAAGATGTTGAGCCAGCACTTCCGTTAACACCAGCACCACCAGAACCTCCATTGCCAACCACTACAGTATAGTTTCCAGCAGTTAAGGTTGTAGCGGCAACTGTGATAGAGTCGCTAGCCCCACCACCACCTCCACCACCACCTGAACCAGTAGACCTAGCTCCTCCGCCTCCACCGCCAACTATTAGTGCTTCAACATTTGTTTGTGAAGCACCACTGACTGAAAGAGTTCCTCCGTTTGTAAACACATGATATTTGTATGAACCTTGTGTAAATGTTGAGTTTCCACCAGTAACTGTTGCAACAGGATTTGGTGTCACGGAAGCAGTTGCCGTAGATGCTGTTCCAGTTCCATTGGCATTAATTGCTGCAAGGGTAAATGTGTATGCAGTATTAGCTGTAAATGTACCAGTTACAGAAATAGGACTTGTAACATCAGTGCCACTGTAAGATAGCGATATCGATGGACTAGATACAATGTTATATCCAGTAATAGTTTTACCACCTGTATTTGGTGCTCCTGTCCAGGCAACGCTAACTGTTGTTGAGTTTGTTACAGTTGCAGTAACGCCAGTAGGAGCAGATGGTGTAGATGTAATTAAAACTGAAGATGAAGCAGAAGATGTTCCACTATTTCCAATTGCATTTGTAGCTCTAACTGTAAAAGTATGGTTTGTTCCAGATGGTGATGTGTCAAGACCTGTTACTGTTGTTGGTGACCCATTTAAATCACTCTGAGAACCGCCTGGAGAACCTGTAACTAAATAAGAACTTATTGGAAGTTTTCCATCGAATGGTTCTGTGTATGTTACGGTTGCAGAACCGTTGTCGTATGCTCTATTTGTTCCAACATCTGTTGCAGATGGAGCAGCTGGTGTATTTGGAACTGTTCTAGTTGAAGAAGGAACTGCTACTACTGGTAAAACCATAACAAATCACTCCTAAGCACTAATATCACCGACTAGAATCCATTCATCAGTTGCAGCATCTACAATCTTGATTAATGTAGCCATAGAATATCTTGCACGAAGATTTTGACCTGGTGTTGCATTAACTATAGCAGTTCCGTCAGCAATATTTAAGGCACCTGTTCCCCCACGAACAAAGCTGATTTGAGAGCCAACAGGGATTGTTGTATCGTTGTTAATTGTAACAGTACATGTACCTGTATTATTTGCATAAATTGTTTTACCAAGATGAGTAGTATCACTAATTGTAAGGGTTGTCGTTCCAGAAGCAATTGTGGCTGTGTCTAAATTTAATGCAGTAAGTGCGACTGTTCCGCTTGCATCTGGTAGTGTAATAGTTCTATCTGCTGTTGGATTCACTACTGTTAAAGTAGTTTCATTTGCATCGTCAGATGAGCCTTCAAATACTAAAACATCGGATGTTCCTAAAGTTAGATTTCCATTAAGTTGAATACTATGATTAAATGTTGTAGTACCTGTACCAGCACCAATTGAAATTGCAGTAGCAGTACCACCAATGTTTAGGGTAGTAACACCAGTATTTAGTAGGTTAAATGTCGATGAAGCAGAGCCAACACTGCTGCCATTAATATTAAAATCTCCGCTGGTATTTAGTGTAGCAGCAGTTATTGAAATTGTTCCACCGCCAACTGAGCCAGTTCCACCAGAAGCAAGAATTCTAGAGTCATAATCTACTGCAGTTGCTCCAGAGTGGAAGTCTAAAAATGGAGTTGAAGATGTACCATCTGTTCTTCCAATTTCAATGCTATTGTTGTGAGCACTATCAATTGTAATCTTAGTAGAAAATGTTGGGTTTGTTGCAAAGACAAGAGAGCCTGTTCCAGTTTCATCGGAAACTACTCCTGCTAGTTGTGAGGATGTGGTAGATGCAAATTGTGCAAGGGTTCCAGATGTTACTGCAAGACCAGCTTCAGATGCGGTTTGATTTTTCCAAAGCCCAGAAGCATCGTCCCAAGCAAGAACTTCATTATCGGCAATGTCATCATCTGCCTCAATTTGAACTCCATGAAGTTCATTTAGTTCATATCCATTTTGAACACTAACAAAAATTTCACCAGCACTAATACTTGCTTTAACTACATACCCAAGAAATACGGAGTGTGCTGGTTCTGCAGGAATAGTTGTTGTATAGCCACCAGCAGTAGATGATAACCATAATGCAGCACCTTCTGTAAGTCCGTCAGTATTTACTCCTCGTAATATACCAAATGTCGTAACAAAGCCTTCTGCTGTATCGGCAATTGTTTCCGCTGTTAATCCTAGTGTTTTAGAAGATGTTGCTTCTGTATCTGCGTCTGACAGTGCAATTGTTGGTCTTTGACCAGCAGCACCGTTAATATAAACAACGCTACCTTTAGGGATTGATGAACCAGTTGCATTTTTACATAGTGCTACCTGCTCTTGCCCAAGACCAAGCTCAACATTTGCATTTAAAATTACTTTTGGAAGACCATCCCCAGAATCCCAAAACATTGTTCCAGTTTCAGTACTAGAAGCCTCTGGTGTGGTATCAAAAGTGATATAGTCTGGGTAAACAATAGAATCTACTGATGTAAAGTTTCCAGTAGAGTTAATTGTAATTGAATCGGCTGCGGCATTTGTAGTTATAGAAACATTTGTGCCATTTACAAGTGTAAGTGTATCTGTAGATGAATCTGCTACAACATTGTCTTGTCCAGATACTGAAATAGTGCTAAAAGAATCTGATGCTGAACCACCACTGCTAGTGGCATTTACCCAACTTGTTCCATTATATTGTAAAATTTGATTTGTACTTGGAGATGTTATTACAACATCACTAAGGTCATCTATTGATGTTGTAGATGGTCCAAGAATAGACACCCAAGAAGAACCGTCCCAAATATATGCTGGCTTAGCCATTATTTCCTCCTATTCCTAATGCCTGTTTAATAGCATCCAATGTTTCTTGTGGAAGTTGTGACAATACATCAGCAATAGCCTGAACATCTGAAACCTGTTCATCTTCAAATTCTATAATCTCTACGATATTATTATTTGGCTTAGATTCATCATACCCGCCAATTCCGTATGTAACTATTTGAGACATTATTCCTTCCTTAACCAAACTGTAGGCGTGTTATAACTAGCACCGCTAACCGAAGCGGTAGCAAAAGCACCACTTACGCCGCTCTGAGTCCAACCAATAGCCTGACCACCACCACCAGTATTTGTACCGTGGGCAGTCTGATAATAAGCAGTGATTGAAGTTCTGTAGTTATTTGTTGTAGCGTTTGTCTGAGATACAAAAGCAAGCCAATAAATACCAGCACTTAAAGTTTGACTGATAGTTATTTCATAAGCAGTGTTAGATGCAGATGTAGCAACAGTTCCAGCATCTAAAACAACAGTAGAAGGTTGCCCACCTGAGTCATCATAAATACCAAGTCTAACTACCCCACTACCAGAGAATGATGCACCAGTACGAGTAGCGATGCGGTCAAAAGTAGTTGTTTCCGCCACTATTAGAGGTAGGAAATAAACCAAGTTCAGTGTTGCTGCAACGCTAGAGTTACTTCCAGGAGCAGTGTAATAGTAAGTGCTGACCATAGAAAGTGCAGGTGGGATACCATTAACTTCTGCTGTAGACCCATCTGAATCTATCCAAACATCTCCTGTTGATGGTGTAGATGGTTCTGTAGTTTGATATGAAATCTTATTTGTACCAACACCAGCAACTAATCCTGCTTCTGATGCTGTTTGATTAATCCAAGTAGATGTTCCATTATCATATGCTAAAACTTCATTGTCTGTAGTAGATGTTATTGTTACATCTGTGAGTCCATCTAGGGTGCTAGAGCCACCACCAGAACCAATAGTTGTCCAAGCACCATTAGCATAAACTCTTACAACATCATCAGTTGTGTTGTAATAAATATCACCCTCGTCAGCTGATGCTGGGTCAGATGATAAATTTAATAGATTAATTGGTACATTAAACTTACGATTACTAGCCATTAATCTTCACTCCAATGACATTGACATAGACATAATTTAAAAGAATATGTTGAGTTACATAGCTCGTGCATATCACTCTGACAGCTTAGGCTTTCCTCTTTTTGGAATGATTTTTCCTTGCCAGAGTTTTGATGACTTGTCTGCTTCTGAGGCATAAAGTGCTTGCTGATGGTTGAGGGCAGAGCCACGAGTACTGTGACACCCAACCACTTCACCATTTTCTTTAACAACAGCATATCCTTTGCACCCACCATAGTTTCTTCTTATGTCCCAAGGCATAATCTTATTTTATCACAAGTCGAGGTCTTTTGCGAGAGCATATTTAGGCTTAGCACCTACGATTTGCTTCAAAACTTGACCATTTTCAACGACCATGATTACAGGGATTGAAGAAATACCAAATTCTGTGGCTAGGTCTTGTTGTTCATCCACATTAATCTTAATTAATTCTATATTTGATTCGTCTGCAAGCTCTTGTAGAACTGGACCTACCATTTTGCATGGTCCACACCACTCAGCCCAGAAATCAACAATTGCTTTACCTTTAATTCCATCAAGGAATTCTTGCTTACTCATACTTCCTCCAAGTTTAGTGAAAGGGTAGACTAGCAAAATATCCAACTGCACACAATAGCGTAACGGAATTCAGCCTTTTACGCTGTCGCTTATGTCCATAGACTCTAGCGAATGTCGGGATATCGGATTGTAACTACACCATCCTAAGATTGTCTACCCTTTCGCTGGAATGATAGGATTCGAACCTATAGCCCGCCGATTAACAGTCGGCTGCTCTGCCATTGAGCTACACTCCAAAAGTGGATAGGTGGATTGCTTTTTACCACCACGGATAAGCCAGCAATACATCTAAGTACCGCTTTCATCCGACCAGACCTTTGTTCCGCTAAGAACAGAGACGCTAATCTCAGACCTGTGCTTTACTCTCCCCTTGCTGGCAAAGAGATTCGTTCAGCCATATCCCAAATTCTTCGTCAAGAATTTGTTTGAGCCTTCTATCCGATTTGAACGGATGACCCTCGCATTACAAGTGCGATGCTCTACCACTGAGCTAAGAAGGCGAACTCCATAAAGCAAATATACCCTATGGAGAACGATTTGTCAAGAGTTACTTGACTTTATTTGCAAGTTTTTTAAACTCTGCGAATGTCTTTGGACCAACTACAGCATCAGCAGTTCCAAACTTTGGATTTGCTTTTTGCCAAGCAACTACTGCTTTTCTAGTTACAGGACCATACTGACCATCTACTGCTTTACCAGTAAATCCAAGAGCCTTCTGAATAACCTTAATGTATTCTCCAACCTCGCCTGGCTGAATTGGGTCATTTGGATATGCTGCTGGGTCATGTGGCTTTTCAGCCTTTGGCTTAATTGCCTTTACTGGACCTGGGAACTTAGGACGACCAAAGCCAACAATGCTGACCTGAACGCCCTTCTTGTTCTTTTTGTATCCACGAATCTTCTTTAGAACCATACCACCATTTCTTTGGTCTCCAGTAACACCAGCAGTGTTACCTTCAACAGTAGTTACGGTTCCATCGCCATTGTCTTTAATAACAATACCGACATGAGAAATCCTCTCAACGCCATCTCCAGGAAAATTGAAATAAGCGACATCTCCTGGTTGTGGCTTTGCATCATCTGCATCAGACCATGCTTTTGCCTTTTCAAATGCTGCTGCACCGTTAGGAGTATAGATTGTTGCTTTATCTCCAGGAAGTTTAAATCCTGCCTGATTTGCACACCAAATTACGAATGAACCACACCATGCAACAAAGTTAGCACCAGTGAATGCACCGTATTTAGTTTGATTATCTTTTGGACCTTCAACAACGCCGACTTCTTTGAGAGCAACCTCAACAAATTTTTCGGCAGTGCCAAGTTCCGCTGGTTTCTTAGCCATATATTTTTTACCTCTTCTAATTAGATTTGATAGCTTGGCTATCAGCACCCTATACGAGATTCGAACTCGTGGTCTCTTCCGTGAGAGGGAAGCGTCCTTACCGCTAGACCAATAGGGCTTGGATATAGATTATATCATTTAGTGGAGCATATGGGAATTGAACCCATGTCCAAATAGTTTCTGTCTAAACGGAATTACAGCAATTTGTTTTTATTACGGTTTGTTTTTTCTTTTTGTTTTGCAACTTTCTGTTCCCAAGGAGTTGCCCCTCGGCACTGCTATGCAGCTAGTGCGAGAGCGTTTTGTGTTACGCCGTTTATTATTTTGTGTCGTTTTAGAAGTCTACACAACTTCTGCTGCCGTGTTAGATTTCGGCTATCTGTCGAAACCTGTATGCCCCGCACCCCTGGCAGGATTCGAACCTGCGACCAATAGCTTAGAAGGCTACTGCTCTTCCACTGAGCTACAGAGGTATTCTATTAATTCGATGCTGGGGAAGGCTTTGAATTAATAAACTCTCTATCGTCAATGATTTCAAATGCATATTCACGAATCTTTGCTTCGTGTTTGCTAAAGTGATGACCACAAAAATATAGGTCTCCAGTAATTCCATTTACCCATACAAATGCTTCAGCACTGCATGAGTCGCATCTGTCAGATGTTTTGGTCTGTCTCTGCTTAACTTCTTCTGTTTCTACTATTTCTGTTGTCATAGGATAATTATACCCTGTTTACCAGCATATTGTCAAGAGATTAAAGAAATTTTTTAAGGTCAAATGGGGAATTGTCCCATTTCTTCATATTTTGAATTTGCTTCCATTTCTTAGTCGACCAAGAAAATCCTGCATCTCCACCCCATAAATCCCATGCAACACGACCAGGACTTGGGAAGCCATTTTCTCCAGAGTTAAATCCTTCTGCTTGTTTGTCAACTTCATGACGAGAAAAGAATGAATACATTCTTGCAACTGTTGAAGGTGAAAGATTTGTTCCATTTACAATTTGATTAGCACGAGCCAAACCAACTCTAGTTCCTCCACGCTTACCTTCAGACTTCCACTGCAAAGCTCTACGGGCTGCAGATTTCATTCCATCTGTTGGTCTTAAATCAATGTCTGCTTTATAAACATTGTCAATCATGTCGTCATCCATATCATCTTCGTTATCCATAGAGTGACCTTCAAGTGTGTCTAGTCTTTCTGCATCATTATGCATCATACCAATGCTATATGGTGTTGGTAGCCACTGACCGTTTTCCTCTTCATAGATTCTTACAGACATTGCTGGGTTATCTGGTGGCATAGACTCTAATGCGTACTGGTCTCCTGGAGTTCCAAGAGTTCCACCCTCAATCATAATATGCTCTACACGACCATGAACAATACCAGCAGCAGTTCTGCCCATAACATAGTCGCCTTCTTTAATGTGTGCCATATCCTAATTATATCCTTCTTTTGCCTGTAATTCATTGAACACCTGAATAAACAGAATAAACTCATCTTCCTCAAGCTCTTTTTTGGCTAATTCATGGTTCATACTCTTTTCATTTAGGGCTATATTCCAGTCTCCATCTACATTGACAGGGTTCATTTCAATAAATCCCTTGTTCCAAATAGTGAATAAAATATCGTTTGTGATAGACTCGTGAACCTCTATGAACTCTGGCATATCCATAAGCTCCTGTGAAAACTTATACAAAGGCTCTCCGTCTTCTGATATCCCCACAATAGTCAAATATCCCTCTTCTAGCATTACCCTTAAAATTTCTGTAATGTCTTCTGGGGTAATTTCTTCCTCATCCATACTTCTCCTAAATCATTCCAATATTAATTAAATAATCTTTCATGTTATCTGGCATAGTTCTTTTAGGTGCATAAATAACATTATTTTCTTCTTGCTCTAACCTATCTTGTCTACCAAGAGAAGCGTAGGTATGAATTTCAATCTCTCTCAACCCCGTGTTCTTGGGAGTTCCAGAGATTGCATTATATATAGAACCACACACAGCATCTGAAAGGTCTTTAGAACCTTTGCGTGGATGGTCTACTTTATCTCTAAGTATACGCAATTGTACCAATTCTTCTTTAAGTAAGTCAATAGAAGGACCGATAATTCTTTCTTCTGATACCAACATTTTCATATCTTCATAGTGCTTTTTAGCAACGGAAAGGGTCTCAGTATTGATTCCATATGCTCTAAGTTCATTCATAATATCAAATGAATTCCATCGGTCAAAGGTTACTTTCTTTAACTTGAATCCACGATTTCTTAGTTCAAGGACATAGTTTTTAACATCTGTAAAGTTAACTGCTTTATCTGCTGTTGGTGTCCACCATCTAACAGCATCAACTACAACAACTGGAACTACAATATCTACATCGTTAATTGTATGTGTCTTTACCCATTTCTCAACATGTGCAAGAGATACCGCACAGTGGTCGTGTTTTTGTGCAAGGTCAACATGTACAAAATAAACCTTATCTTCATCTGGGGTAAACCATTCTGCAAACTGCCCTTTGTCATCTACCGCAAATTGATTTTGATTGAAGCAAATATCAATCTTTTCCCTTGAAGGGAAGAATGCATCTACTGCATCTGGTGGCATACAGGCAAAGCGAGATAAAGCGTCTGTAGGGTTTGTTAAAAACTGAATCTTAAAGTCTGTAATCTTACGAGTAGGGTTAACCTCCCATGTAGGTCTACGCAAAGCAAATACTTTTGGAACCTTGTAAGAAGTAATGTGGTCTTCTTCCCAGTGGATACTAAACCTATTCATTTCATCAAAGACATCTCCGTCTTCATCTATTACAAACTCATGCTCTCTAACTACAACATCTTTATCTGCAACAACGGCATTGTATCTTTGCTGAATATAGTCATTCTTATATCGGGGAAATGAAAGAAGAATTAGCTTACCAAAGTCTGGGAAACGAGAGTCTACAGATGCACGATACATATCATAGATTGCACCTGCTGTTTTAGCTTGGTCATGCCCTGATGTACTGTCAATGGCAAAGCCAGAAATCTCATCGAGAATTACGCAGATAACATTGTAACCTTCAAATGCTTCTCTTTCTGAGTGACCAGAATAGCAATTTACATACTTGTCAAACTCAATAACATTTTGTTTTGGATTGTATTTTCCAGCAAACCATGGACAGTTATCAATACGCTTTTTAAAGTTATCGAAGAATACCCGCTTTGCTTGGTCAGCGTTGATAGCGATGTTGATGATATCAATTGAGTCTCCTGGTGGCTTTCCAAAGTATTTTGCAGGGTCTTTTAGGCACAGTAATAAATACACAATATAAGCAACAGCAATTGTTGACATATAGTCCTTACCAGAACCCTTGCCTAATTGAAGAATTACCTCGTTCATCGTCTGTTTCCAGCGTTTTAATCCAGCTTCTTCTCCATAAAGATGGATTAATGTTTCTTTTTTATAAATCTGAGACATAGCACGAATAGCCGTATATTGATGTTCTGATAGTGGTGGTAGTCCAAGGTATTCTTTACTGGTTACAAACTCTTCAATAGTTACTGGTCTCTCTTCAAAATCCTCGCCACCGAGCATATCCAGAATGTCATCAAACATTAGAATGCCTCTGCTTTATCTGTCACTTCACTAAGTCTAGCCATAACCTTTGGCTTACAATGCTCACACTGAGATACAACATCCCTAATAATTGACGCAAGAATCTGTTGCTTTTCTTCTGTAGCAATAATCTTTTCAGCCATCTCATTATTCTCAAGGACACCAGCCTTTTGAAGCATATCAATTTGTTTTTGCTGAATATCTGCAACAAGTTTAACCGCAGCAGTTCTTTGTGCAAGATTAGATGTATTTGTTGCCTCTTCGATGATATCCCATGCCTCTTTAATTAGCATAGAATAGTGTTGGTCTGCTGCACCTAAAGCTTCTCGTGCTCGCATCTGAACTTGTCTGTCAGACTGAACGACTCCACGCCACTCATTTAGATACTCAATCACATCTTTACGAGTAAAGCCTGTTATCTTTGCAATCTTTGTAGGGTCAGTATTGCCTTTTAAAAATTCATTTACGACAATATTAATTCTTGCCCAGTGGTCTGCTAATTCTAAATCAGACATTCTTTTTCACATACTTTCTCTTTGGTTTTACAAGACACTTAAGTCTATCGATATAAAATGCCCGATATCCAGAGCGACTATAGCAATCAACCCACATAACATCTTTTTCTTTATGATGAACTACACGCTGGAAAATAAATTCCCCATGTTCACTTTTAATCTTAATCTTCATTCCTGGCTTAATTAAATCTTTTCCATGTTGATACTCATAAGATATTTCCCAGTTTGGATTAACATAAGGTTCTTTAGTGAACTTTTTCCTTCTAGACATTATCCACCCGTACTATAAAATCCAGACCCCTTGAACTGAATTTGTGGAGCAGCAAAAGACCTGCTCATGGTATATCCACATTTTTCACAAATGACAACATCGTCTCTTTCTTCTACAGTTCTCGATAAGTCTCTAGATAAATCACATTCTATACATGTATACTGGTAAGTAGGCATAAGATTATTATATCAGTAGTTCCCTTCAAGACGCTTAATTTCGTCCTGAATGTAGAAGATAGCCTTTTTTAAGTCTTCAATATGTTTTTCTTCATTTTTTAGACCAGCTCTCCAAAGATATTTGATTGCATTTCCAATGTTGTAGTTTCGATGCCTCACAACTTGGATACATTCAATGCCACTTGGGTCACTTGTATAGTGCTGCGGATGGTTTACCATGTCTGACACATACACTTCTGTGTATCTTTCTGGCTCAGCACCCTTCTGTGAATACCAATTTTTATATTCTTCCATTATATTTTCCCTTCAATTTCTTTAAGTCTAGGTAGAGCGTACTTGGCAATAACATCTTCCCAATTCCACTCTTTGTGTATTTTGATTGCTTTTGTAGCAGATTCTTTAAACTCTTCTTCGTGGTTTTGATAAACCTCACGCATTAGTTTTTTAATAGAGTCTTTTCTAGCCATATAAACCTCGCCAAGATATGACTCTTTTAGGTATGATGGAATTCGTTCTGGAACTGGAACTAGGTCACTATCAATCTTATGTTTGATATCATCCTTGTACTCAGCCCATTCCCAAGTAGAGATTACTGGCATACCGCTTGCCATAGCTTCTAATGGCATCATTCCAAATCCTTCGCCCCATGATGGGTAAACTAGGCAGTGTGTATTGTGTAACATCTTAAGATAATCACTAAATGACAATGACTCTCTAATTGTAATAATATTCTTGTATAAAGTTTCTGGAGCAACTAAATTTCCATCTTTATCTGGAATTCTAATTGTGTGTCCCTGCGGATATGATTTAATCAGAAGTAGCACATCTTCGTTATCACCAAACTCTTCAATAAATGCTTCTACAGTTACTTGTCCACCTTTACGAATATAGGGTTCTCCTAAGTGTAGGAAAATAAACTTTCCGTCCTGAAGTTTTCTTTTTGCAGGAATAAACTTTCCAGATACTCCATGCGGAACTACATAAACAGGATTGTTTACTTTAGCCCTATATACATCTGCAATCCAAGATGATGTTGCCCAAACCTCATCACCTTTATCTAAGCACTTAGCCCATCTCTCACAAAGCTCTGTAGTTTCATGTGCGGAGTACAAAACATTGTAGGCATTTGCTAACAATATATGATGTTGAGGAACTGCAAATGAAATATTGATTACAGATTCTTGGCTTAATTTTTGAACATCGTATCCAGCTTCATACAGTTGATTGTATATACTATTACTTGCTGTAGCATAGCCACTATCATTAGTTGAATAGTCAGAGTACATGGTTGCACCAGTGACATTAATCTTTACTTTTTCCATGACCGTTGATTCCTAATCAATCCGTGCTTTTCGAGTGCTCTTTGGATAGTCATGTGACTAACACCAGCCTCTTCAGCCATCTCTTTGATGTTCTTTCTTTCGACTACATATCTTTTTTGTAGCCAAACTTTTGACTCATAAAGTTTCACTATTTTACCCTATTCTTATATACATAATAGGCAATACCACAAGCATCTCCAACATCGTTATCATCAATATCAATATCATACTTCTTAAAGAAATCCATAGTCTTTTGCTTTCTAATATCTCTAATGCGAGCTTTAATAAAAGCTTCACCTTTCCCTGGATATTGAGACTTTACTTCTTCCTTCATTGCCTTTGTAAAGTTATTATTTCCAATATATGATTGCCATTGAATTGGAGTTATTGTAACTACCTCTGTCTTCTTATCTAGTAGATTAGTAAGTAGAGCACCAACTACCATTGCAATCTTTAGACCTGCATCCGCAGATTTTACCATAATAGCCTGTTCGATTGCAACATAATCGGGAGAAGTTATTTTTTTTAATGCTTTTGCTTTAGTTCCAGCATCTTTAATCTTGTCATAAATAGTCATTCCAACAACTGGAAGCTTACCTATTTTAGTAATCTTTCCATCTTCAATCAGACAAAATGCTACTGATGCTGTTGAAGCGTCAATTCCTAGAACTCTTTTTGCGTTTGTTCTTTTCAATTCCGCTAATGACATTTCTTATATCTCCAATTACTTTTACTGTATCATTTTTTGTATTCTTTGATTCACACCAAGCACAAACCTCTGACGGGTTATGTTTGCTTAAAATGGTATCGCATTGAATGCATACCCTGTGTTTACCAGCAAGTCTTTCTCTTTTTTCATAGTACTTCTGCATAATCCTTTTATTAGTTGCAACCCTGCAACATTGATTAGAGCAATACTTTTGATTATGAGTTTTAAACTCAAATTCTTTTCCACACTCTGCACAGATTTTCATAGCTTCCTGACCTGTAGTGGTTCAATCTTGGTACGACCATCTGGAGCCTCCTGACACGCATCAAAAATAGGACAGTACTTACATTGGTAAGAACTCTTTGTATATCCACGCTTTACATTTTTCTTTTCTTCCCAAGCCTGACGAACTTCACGCATCCAGTCAAAGATGTAGTCTGCATATTCTTGATTGTCTTCTGTCATAAGAATTGGGAATGTAGAAATCTCATGTGTGTTTTTATTTTCATAAAGGAAGAAGCCTTCTTGTGCTCCTGTACCCTTCATATAAATAAGAATTTGAACTAGATGTGACTCGGATGGTGTCTGTGTCATTTTACGAATGTCGTACTGTTCAGACTTAATGGTTTTAATTTCGCCAATGATTTCTTCTCCGTCAACATCCATTACGACATCGATAAAGCCACGAATAGGTGGGTCAGAAAGTTTTAATTCTCTTTCTACCTCTTTAACTGTAGCAACCTGAGTTACTTTCTTTAAAGCTTTTTGAATGCGGTCATGGCTTGCTGTGCCATTTTCCATAGCAGCCATACCCTCTGCGGTGAATGAGTCTTTCATCACTACACCATTAAATGCAAATTGCCAATATCTAGGGCAAGTTCCAAAACCATATCCTACTGTAGATGGTGAAAATGAATATTTGGTTTGAACACCATCTCTTTGCTTTCCTTCTAGACTTGCTACCTTTAATTCTTTTTGTAGCTTCTTATGGTCTATCTTTGTTTCTCTCTTGCGATTCTTTAACGCACTAATATGGTTAGTTGGTGACATTTCTTCTCCTAGTAAATCTTTGTCGTGTATTTCAATGCTCCTACAAGCTTGTCTATTGTATCAGACATTGTGTAGTAAACATTCTTTTTGGTATGATTTACCGACCCACTTGGACCTTTAGCCACTGTAGTATACCAAGTCGCTAGAATCTGGAACTTAGCAGACATAGCCTGAAGCTTTGTAATTAATGCAATCGCTTGCATTGCTGGCACATCTGGCTTTACGAGTAATTTTACAATAATACCCAACGCCTCATCTAAATCCTCATCCTTCATAAACTCATGAAGGTCATTAAACTCTGTAATCTTATTAATCTGGTCAAGAGTTGTTTCCATTTGCTCTCCTTACTAAATCCTCTAACATAGCCCACTCAATTACGGCTAATCTTGTTTTATATTTGTCTCCCAATACAACCATAAGTGCTGGAGACTTTTCTTTATCTGTTCTAAGGGCATCGGTTACAATCTTTGCCCAATTGTCTTGTGATATAGAATATGACTTTTCATACTCTTTAATATCTATTACAAACTCTTCCCAGCTTGCATCACCCTTTTGGTACTGTCCACGCCCAGAGTTCTTATGTGCCTTAGCACCAATCTTTTTAATCTCTCCACGCTCACTCATAACTTTCCTTCCGATTGATGATTGCTGCTGCACTTCCAAATAAGTTTTCTTTTTTCTTCATTTAATCTAGCAGACTTTACAGTTTCAGAGCATTCCTGACACATGAATGTTCCAGAGATTTCAATATACTCCTCAACATCCTCTTCTGTATTTTCTTTATTAAGAAAATCTTTAGGGTTTATCATACCTTTTCGTATACCAAAATCTTTAGTTTGTCAAACATTTCTTTGTTTTCACGAACCATATCTACTACCTTAGCACGACCCTGAACACGCTCTCCTAGAACTGTGTACCAAGCTCCACCTCGTTCGATTACACCCATCATTTCAGCTGTATCTACTAGGTCTGCAACCTCGTCTACACCAACATGCTCACCCTGGAAGTAGAAGTCGTACGAGCCTGTAATAAATTGTGGACCAGTCTTGTTATAGTCAATTGTCCAGTTTACAGGACGACCAACCTTTTGCTCAATTAACTTATCACCGACTGCAACTTTATCCTTGATAGAGTTTGCCTCAGCTTCTGATGACCAGAGCTTTACAATTGTTGAGCTAAAGAACTTAACAGCCATACCACCTGTTGGGATATGAGTAGCATGCATAGAGCCAAACTGGTTACGCTGCTGTGAGATAAGAACCAACAATGTATTCTTATTTGCATAGTTAAGCATCTTAACTGCGTGAGTCATATCTTTTGCTTCTGCACCAATCTGCTTTGTGTCTTGAAGGTGCTTTAGTTCTTCTCCATCTTTTTCAAAATAGATTGCGGGTAGCAATGCTGAGATTGAGTCAACTACTATTAAGTCGACTCCTGCGTTCATAAGTTGAACACCAATATCAACCATGTCGTTGATAGTCTTAACTGGAGAATAGATTAGCTTAGATGAATCTACACCTAGTTTTTCTGCCCACTCCTGTGAGTAAGACTGCTCAGCGTCAATCCAAGCACATACCTTACCTAACTTCTGTGCCTCAGCAATCATCTGAAGACAGAAGGATGACTTACCTGCTGATTTATTTCCCCAGATAAGAACCTGTCGCCCATAGGCGAATCCACCTTTTAGTCCAACATTTAGACTAAGGCTTGGCGTTGCCTGTTTTTCGATTTCGACCTCTGTTGCCGACTGAACCCTTTGTCTTGTCTTTGGGTCTAGTCTGGACAGGATGTCCTCTATAGTTATCTCGCTCATAAAAGTGATTCTCCAATATTTCTGCTAATTGCCGTATGTCATCATTTCTCATTGATGAAAGTTTTTTAATTATTGAGAAGATTAAATCTTCATCGTGGCTCTTGATTACCATTAGGTATTCTCCCTCTGAGCCTTCTAGGAAATACCCAGAGATATTATCCTTTGACACCATGGAGATATGGTCTTTCTCTATTCTTGTTTATCTTTTCTACAAAGACTTCCTCAAGAGAAGATGTAGTTACTCCATTTGCATCGAGTCCAGCCCATAGGTCAAGAACACGGACAAGAATGTCTGCTAGTTCTTCAACTACTTCTCTTTCTCCCTTGTCCTTGCGAAGTGCTTCTAATACCTCTGTGGCTTCTGAGTGAATCATTGCAATTTGCTTTGCATAAAATACAAAGGCATCCTGCTCTTGAATTCTTTTAGTTGGTTCCCAAAAACCTTTATCTTGTGCTGTTCTGTGTAAATCTTTTGCGAGTAAGTCAAAACTTACATTCATCGTACAAACTCCTTAATTGTTAGTGTTCCAGTTCTAGTTTCTTGCAATACTGGCTTACAGCGAGTTCCTGGCTTGGCATTTACCAAAGCATTTGAATACATACCAGAGAACACAGTAGTTGCAAATAATTCTTTATCATTATTAGCGAAGATGATATTTCCCATCTTATCGCCTTTCTTTGTTTTTCTACCAGAGAATGATACCACATACATTTCATCATCGATTAAATTAAGATTCTTCGCTGCAAGGAACTTGGTAAACGGAGTATCCGCTTTCTTAATTTCATCTGTGGTTGCATACTCTGCAATTCTATTATCTCCTACTAGAATAAGATACTGCTTACCTGTTTCAATTTCAGTATCTTGCTTATCAAAGACACCGACAGCACCAGTCTTATCTACTAGCTCAACACGAGACCATCCATCTCCACGCTTAATTGACTTAACCATAGCCATAACTAAGAATGAACCTATTTCTTCATATTCTTCTAATGGCTTAATAAAGGCTTCCATCCATCTAGGCAAATCATTAACAAACTCTGGAATGTTTAACATCTCATAGTAGTTCTCCGACTCTTTTCCTGTTCGCTGATTATCATCAAACGCTGCACCACCAATCTTATTTAGTGATTCAACTGCACGAGCATTGATGCCAGAACCCTTCTCACGAGTTACCTTACGGAAGTGTTCATATGAAATATATGGTCTACGCTTAATAATTGCATTAGCAATGTTTTCAGAAATATACTTAACATTTCCAAGACCAAATCTAATAGCATCACCTTCAAGAGTGAAGTCAATTCCGCCTTCATTAATGTGTGGCAAGCGAATCTTGATACCCATACGCTTTGCTTCGATTAGATATTCTGTACGAGTATCTTTATCTTTTTCGTTGCGTAAAAGAGAGTACATAAACTCTACAGGATAGTAACGCTTGAGCCAAGCGGTCCAGTAAGAAAGCATAGAGTAAGCAACTGCATGTGACTTATTAAATGAATAACCTGCGTGTGCTTCGAAGTCGTGCCAGAGCTTTTGAGCATCGTGAGCATCGATATGCTTACTTGCACCCTTGATGAACTCATCCTTGTACTTATCAAATTCACGAGCATCTTTTTTCTTACCAATAATCTTACGAACTTTATCTGCTTCTGCCATTGTCATTCCACCTAGCTTTACGCAAGCGAGCATAACTTGTTCTTGATACAGAATACATCCATAAGTATCTTTAGTAAACTCTTCAACAATTGGGTGAACATAGTTAACCTTTTGCTTACCCTTTTTACGCTTAATATAATCAGCACCAATGGTATTCATAGCACCAGGTCGAACAAGGGCGTTAGAGGCTGCCAATTCGTTAAAGTTGCTTACCCCCATCTTTATCAGCAGGTTAGTGTACGGCACTGTTTCCGCTTGGAATACACCCTTTGTGTGTCCAGCCGTTAGGTCTAGATACACCTCTGGGTCGGCTAAATCCAATTCTGAGAGGTCAATCTCCTTGTTGTGGCGTAATTTAATGCTGTCCAGAGTGTCGTGGATTACAGCAAGGGTTTTAAGCCCTAGAGCATCAATCTTAATGAGACCAATCTCTGCAGCCTTTTCCATATCTACAGCCACTACAGGAATACGGTCATCCCCTTGGGTATCCTTACGAGTCTCCATTGGGGCAAACTTGTAAATGTCATCCTTAGCAGTTACGATACCTGCGGCATGCATACCAGTGCCACGAATACGACCACGAAGGCGGTCTGCATAGAAAACAATCTCTGGATACTTCTGCCTAAATTCTGCCGTATTTTTACTTGTAATAAAGTCTTCCCAAGTCTCAACTTGCTTGAGTGCTTTGTTTACTTCTGATAATGGAACATGGAACGCACGAGCAACATCTCGAACAACACCTTTGTCCTTGAATGTAAGAAATGTAGCAATTGAGGCAACATGTCCATACTTGCTAGTTAAATATTCTTTAACCTCACTTCTTCGGCGGTCTTCATAGTCTGTATCAATATCGGGAAAGTCGTTACGCTCAGGGTTAATGAATCGGAAGAATAGTAATCCATATTTAATTGGGTCTACTTCTGTAATTCCCAACGCATAACAAACCAAAGAGCCAGCAGCAGAACCACGACCAGGACCAACAAGAATTTGATTACTCTTAGACCAGTTAATCATGTCTGCAACAACAAGGAAGTATGAACTAAAGTTTTTGTCTTTAATAATTTCTAACTCATCATACAGACGCTTTTTGTATTCTTCATTTACTGCCAGACCTTTTCTTACAAGCCCAGAGTATGCGAGTTTTTCCAGCTCTGCATGTGGGTCGCTATATTGGGCTGGTAGAAGGTCTAGGTCTTTCTTTTCTGTGTACGAGCCAATCTTGTCACTAATTGCAACAGAGTTTTCGTATAGGTCTGGTCTATCAATTCCCTGCTCCTCCATTTTGGATTTAACATCATTGATACCAGAAAGATAAATATCTAGTTCTGAGAACGACATCTGACGGTCTCCATATAGGTAGTCGAGCCTCTGCATAACATCTTTAATCTTGGTGCTTCCATCGTAAGTTGCTTCCTTACGAATGTTTGGGTGTGTACCCAAGATAAGCATGATTTCTTCTGCTACTCTATCCTTTGGGTCTGCGTAGTGGCAGTCAAGAGTTACTGTGCTCTTTACACCCATCTCATCTGCTAACTTAAGCAATGAGTGATTAAGCTCGGCAGGATTGTGTGGCTGAAGTTCCATATAGAAGTCATCGCCAAAAACTTGTTTAAACCAATCGGTATACGATTTAGCAGCAGACATATTGCCATTCTCAATAGCCTTTGCAATAATACCGTTCATACATCCAGATAGCACAACAAGACCACTTGAGTGCTTTTCTAGGATATCAAAGTCCATACGAGGCTTCATGAAGAATCCATCGTTCCAAGCACTTTCCGACAACTTGCCAAGGTTTTCTAGCCCCTTATCGTCTTTTGCAAGAACAATTAAGTGGTTATAAATTTGGTCTTCTGCTTGTCGGTCTTTCTTTGCTCGCTTATCAAATCTATCATTTGTAAAGTATGCCTCAATACCGAGGATTGGCTTTACTCCTGTTTCTTTTGCTGCAGCAAGCATATCCATATGACCAGATAGAGTTCCGTGGTCGGTAATAGACAACGCAGTCATATCTAGCTCTTTTGCTCGTTGCATTAACTCTAGTGGCGATGAAAAGCCATCTAGTAAACTGTAATAAGAATGTGAATGGTGGTTATGAAACATTTTTCTCCAATAATATGTAAGGACAGTAGGAATTATATCCTACTGCCCCTACCTTTGTCAATTACCAATCCAAAGAAGTTGAGGCAGAGGAATCGACATCTAGACCCATGTAAAAATTCTCTTGGTCTGTGTATGCAACCTGACGAGTAGCAACCTTCATCAAATCAAATGGTTCAACACCACTGAAGTCGAAAGCGTTTTCATCAATAGCACCTGGAATCAAAACATAGTTTGTTTGTGTTCCAGTTCCATTACGGCGAAGTGACCAAACAAGATTGGTAATAGAACCAGTCTCATCATCGTAGTCACTGATAGTGTTTGTTGTAGTTGACTTTGGACCAACTCCCTGTGACCAGATTGCCACATAATTTTCTTCATTGTCATATACATAGACATTGGTGTAGAAACGGAGCTTAGCCTTCCAGCCAGCCTTTGGGTCTTTACGATTTTGTTCGCAGCCATAGCAACGACCTTCATCATCCATAGAGCACAATGCTTTACGGCGATAATCTTTAGGGTTGGTATGTTCTGCAACTACGATAGCCTGACCTAGCTTCTCGTTATAGTTCTTTGAATCGGCACTAAGTTCGTTTACAAAACGAAGTTTGACCTTTTGTCCATCGTCTAGTTTTAGCCAACGACCTTTTGGACCTTCTGATGCTCTAGCATCAATTTCATTTTTTGCTTGCTTAAGCGATTTGACAATTGCCATTATATTTCTTCTTTCTAAATAGTTGAACCTATAGGTGGTTCGTGTAGGATAAGTATATCAGAGTTGGAACAATAAGTCAAGTGTTTTATTGTCCATAGCATCAAGGATTTCTTGCTTGGTCATGTCCCCAATGTCTTTCTTGCCTTCTGGAATATTAATTAAACTAATATCTCTAGACTTAATGTTGTCCATAATTTTCTTTACGAAGGTCTGCCCAGCATCATCGGAATCTGGGGCAAGGATAATTTTAGTTGCATACTTTTCAAGTAACTTAATCTGCTCTCTGCTTACATTAGCACCTAAAGTTGCAACAGCATTTAAGCCCATTTGATGTAACTTAATTGCATCGAATGATGATTCTACAACTATAATCTCTTCAAACTTGCATCTGTTGAGATTAAACAAAACTTTAGAGCGTGGCATATTAGTAGAGTTTTTAAATGATTTGCCTTCCACAGAACGAGCAACAAATCCAACATACATTCCGTTATCTGCCTGAACAGGAACAGTAACCATATCTTGATTTGTAGAATATCCAAGTTTAAATGTTTCTACAGACTCCGCAGTAATTCCACGACCTTGCCAATACTCTTTTGCTCTTTCAGAAGATGTACATTCGCTGTGTAATTTTTTAATTAACTCTATATCGAATGGTTCTATCTCTTTGCTATTACTAATAGTATTAACAATTTGGTCGGTAAAGTTTATTTCTTTTGCAGCATTACTAATAATTCTGCTTGCTTCAAAGTATGAACGCTTTGTTGTTTTCATCACAAAGTCCAATAGAGTGCCATTCTCCTGACATGAAAAACAAATAAAGAGTCCTTTCTCTTTATCTACTTCACAGGCTGGGGTATTTCTATTATTGTGAAATGGGCAGAAAATTAGGAAGTGGCTGTCTAGCTCTGACCCGATTGTGATGCCACACTGGGCGAGGATTTCTTTGACTTGCCCTGCTGAGTAGGACTCATTAGTATCAGCTTTGTTCCAATTACGGCTTGATAACATCTTGATTTTGCCTTTCCAACATATATTCCATATCTTGTGTACTTAAAATTATATCCGTGAGTAGTATACTCTATTGTAAAGATTGGGTCAAGGTCGTAGTGTGGAATATATCCTTTATTTCGCATATATTCTTCTGCAATCTGTTCATATCTCTCTCTGAGACGGATAATGTCTTTATCGTCATTAATCACACCAGAGAAGTCGAAGTTGTGAATCTTCTTATGAATAGCGTATTCCACATATTCATTATACCCCAAATCTGACTAGAAATTAGGGTCTGAAATCTCTTGAAATTGACCTTTATCAAAGTCTGCAAACATTACGAAGTCACCTAAAAACCCATGGCGATTCTTACGAAATGCACACTCTAGAGCATCCGTATTTTGCTTACGACCAAGTGCTAATACCCAGTCAGCATCGTACGCAATCTGACGAGACCATGCTACCTGTCCCAATTGTGGAACAGATTCTAAGTCTGTGGCATCATCTGGCGTAGCAGATGCAATTGCAATAACTGGAATTTGCTCTGCAATAGCCAATAACTTTAGCTCACGAGATAGGTTCTTAATCTTTACTGTCTCATTTGCATTTGTATTAGAGTTGTCAGTCATCAACTGTAGGTAGTCAATAATAACTAGGTCTGGTTTATATTGGTCAATCTTGGCTCTAATAACGCTTGGCGTTACTGCTCCTTCTCCATCACCAGAGATAATTTTGAATGGTGCTTTACCAACAACATTGTCTTCAGCCCATTCTTTAAAATCATTCTCATCTACTTTTCCAGAAGACATAACTCTATGACTAAACTTTCCATCGCCAATAACTGTAAAGATACGATTACGAACTTCATTCTCAGTCATTTCAAGCGATAGAATCATTGGCACACGACCTGCTTTCCAAGCCTGTACTGCAAAATACAATGCAAGCCAAGATTTACCAATAGCAGGGTATGCAAGAAGGATACCTAGTTGTCCTTTGGAGATTCCCATTGGGAGGCAGACATCGAATGATGGGATATTGGTCCTGATTCCAATGTCCCCATTTTTAGCAGCCTCACGAGTCTTTTCAAAGTACGCCAGAGCATCATCAATGTCTGTAACTTCAACATCTCTCACCTTTGCTGTAATTCTAGACAGGTTAGATACAGAGCCATTTACAAAATCAAGTGCTTTGCTTGTTTCTCCATTTTGCAGTAGCTCTGCAGACTGTCTAAGTGTTTTTCTAAGAGATTCATCCAGAAAGGCTTCTTTTAGTTTATTTACATGATAAACGGTAGGACCAACCTCTACTGAATCAAAATCTCTAAATCTAGTTTCAAGTAGTTCAGCGTTTGGGATTTGTTTTGTATCATTGTAGTATTCTTTAATAAAGTCCCAAATGTCACCACAAGTAGTCATCATTGGGTCTACACCATTCTCAAATAGAATGTGGATATCTTTATTTTTACATACGGCAGAGATTACCTCTACTTCTTCCTTCATACTCATTTATTCATTTCCTTAACAATCTGCTGAGTCATTACTCTTCTTTCGGCTCTAAGTCTATCATCTCGTTCTTTGTCTGTCAATGACTTAATCAAAGATTCGCAGTTATTGTAGAACCAATTTAGGGGATGACCTTCTTTATGAAGTGTAAAATAGTAGTCTATTGCTTTTTCTATATTTTCTTCTGAGAAATCATCAATGATTTGGGACATAGCCCATTTTTCTTTATACTTATTAATTGGTAGTGGCTTGCCATATCTATTCTTATACTTATTAGCATAATATGCAAGCATTCCAAATGCTGCACTAGATTGGTCTTTAGTCACCCAATTCCTCCGTAATTTCGTTTACTTTTTCTTTTAACTTAGTTTCAACAAACTTATAGACTCGTTCAGTTGCTTGGTCTACAGTCTCGCCTTGTCTTACATAATCTTCAACGCCTATGTCTACATGTAGGCTTTCGTAATTACCAAGATTACGAACAAACTTTAGACCGACCTTAACTGTGGTACTCATCCTTATCCTCTACTTCTCTAGTAAACCCAATTGGGAGCTTAACATCTTCTTCCCTCTCAAGAATCCTTCCAAGCATGGACCATCTATCAGAGATGGCTACAATTGCATCTAGGTCACGATTAAACCTAGCAATCTTATAAGCTTCTTTCAAGGCTGCTGCACTATTTTCAAATGCAATGACCGAGGATACCATGTTATAGTCAACCTTGTCAAGTTCTTTTCTTTTCTTTTTAATCATTAAAAATCAACTCTTTTCCAAATTGGGACAAAGTTACCCTTTTTGTCCTTTACATATACCATTTCACGCTTTCCTAGAAGGGCATCTAGTTCTTCAATTGAAGGAACATTGTAGGATGTAATTGTTCCATCTGCTCTTGGTCTTCCTTTATGAATGTTAGCAAAGTAATCTCTTATCTCATAAATATTATCTTCAGAGAAGTAATAAATACCAGCTCTACCTACTGCAAACTTTCCTTTTCCAGCTTCTTTTCTGATTGGAAGCATAAATGGCTTTGTTACTTTACCAGCATTAATTGCTTTCCAAACTGCCGTAATGTCTCTACCAACAAAATAAGATACATGTTTGATTGTATAAGCTTGCTGCTTAAACTTTTTGTAGTCTGCAATGCTGTATGCAGAAACATTATTTGTCGAATAGTTGTATGCACGAATCATACCTGCAGCACGATTTGTGTTTACAATCTCATGAAACTCTCCGTTAAGGAAGAATCTCTTTTTATTAATTCTTAATGGTTTGTCGTCCACTCGACCCACTCCATTTCAACCTTGTGAAGCCATATAATAAAATCCCCGTGTTGACTAGGATAATGATAAATCCATAGTTTTCCACAAGATAAACAAGATAGCTCTAAGTGAATTTCTGAAAGGTATTGTCTTTCTGACATAACCCTGCCACCACACTTGTCGCAAAACAAGTTCATCCCGTTGTTTACAGATACTTTTGGAACTTTCATTAGGCACTAAACTTCTTTCCATCAACATAACATGTGTAGTCTGGGCTAACATGAATTAGGTCGATGTGAGGGTATTCTCCGTTCTCAATATGTGCAATAGCAAATGCTTTTTGCCAGTTGTGTACATTTGTATAAGCCATACCACTAGACCTTTCGTCAGCCATATGACCAATTTCGTAACCACGAAGAATTTCTCCCTTGCCATCATTACGAAGTTCGTATGTTTGAAACATAGCACCAGCACGATGTGAGTGACCACGAATAATTGAAACGCCAAAGTTTTCAACATCCTTCTTTACAGATTCACCTGCATTTTGAGAAATAGCCACACCGTGATGGACATGGATATCTCCAAATCGTTTCTTTGGTAATTCATTATAATAAATATAATCATATCCAAGAGAATCTAATCTCCAGAGTGCTTCTGGAGTTACAGTCTCTATATAGTCTGGAAGCTTTGCATCTACATAATCAAAGATACGGATATCGTGATTTCCTAGTGCCGAAAACAGCTGTGCCTTTGGAGCAAGCTTACGAGTACGCTCATAAAATTCTCTAGCACCCTTTGCTTCGTGTTGCATTAAAGGTACAATTTCATTTCCTAATTCATCTTTATGCATTTTTAGGAATTCTGCTGAACGACCTTCTGTATACTTACTGTAACATGCTTGGTCATCTGTATCACCAAGATAATCGACAACATGTGGCTTAAACCACTGCATAACCTTGAACCAAAGTTCAATCATTCTATCATCTTGATAGGGGAATTGCTGGTCGGATGACAGCATCCACCGTAAATCATTTGACATTTTTAGCCTTTCTAAGCTGCTTTTTTTGCTCTTAATCTACATATTTTAGAGCAGTACTTATAATGCTTTTCTGCGTGTATAGGTACAGAGTACGAATTGTAGCAGAACAAACATTCTTTTTCAACCATTTTTTGCAATCTACATTGTGAATTGCACTTTTTCTTACGCTTTACAATATGTGGTGGTCCAAAGAACTCTCTCCCACATGTACTACAAAGCCTACTAATCCATTTAGGATGTAATTTTGTAAAGGATACATTCCTCATATTATGAGCTTTATCGTGTTCCCTGCGAGAACAGACAAATAAGTTTTCAATTCTATTGTCATTCTTTATTTCATTAATATGATGAACTGTTTCCCAGTCTTTTAGAGGTCTACCCAGATGTGATTCAGCGGTTAGTATGTGTTCAAAATACCAACCGCCAAAAGCCTTGGGATGCTTGGATGGAACCAAGACATACCCATTTAAATATCTATACGATAGCTCTCTTTCCAATTGCTATGTATTTCACCTCAAACTTTTCATTCTTGATGTCGTTGTCGGCATCAAATACTTGAACTGTTGCATTGAATTTGGTAGCAGTAATTCCATCAACTGATACCGCTGCTGGATTTGGCTTTGTGCTTCCAGTTACAGAGTGTGTGACCATTGCAACAACCACAACCTCTGAATCTTTAAACGATACTGGGAACTTAATGTTTTCTCTTCTAACCTGAATACCCTTTTTATTTGCAGAGATAGAAATATCAATTTTTCCAGTAACTACCTGAACATCTACATCCTTAACATATCCAGAAACAAGAATGTTGGAGTTGTTCTTATTGTCAACCTCAAGGGCATTGATAGCGTTAGCAACGCTATTTAACCATTCAAATGTTAGTGGCGTTCCATCGCTAAGGATTGGTACGGGCATTAGTCTTTCTTACCTTTCGCTGGCTCTGTTTGTAAAGCCTTTAGTTCTTGAATTTCGGCATCTTTAGCAGCAAGTGCTTCAGTAGCCTGAGCCTTCAGTACGGCTAGTTGTGTTTCGTAGTTACTTGTAATTTGACCAATTCTATTCTGAAGTTCCTGAACTACGAGTTCTAGTGTTGTTGCCATTTATTCTCCTATTTTCTCTTGGGTAAAGTATAGCATTATCCTTCTAAAATTGCAAGCCTATTTTCAAGTTCTATGACTTTATTATTTAACTCTTGAATAGCTTTAATTGATGGAGCAATTAACTCTTCATATGCTAATGCCTGTGTTGAATCTAAATCATATTTATCTATTAAATTCCATATTGATGTATCAATTCCATAAACATCTAAAATAGACTTAATTTCTTGAGCAATAAACCCATAATGCCATCTTGTTCCAGGCATATTTTCTATTACATTGCCTTCTTCATCCAATTCTTTTTTGTTTCCATTATTAAATTTAAACTTAACTGGTCTAATAGAATTAATAAACCCTAGCCCTAAATCTGAATCCGAAATTGAATTTTTTAGTCTTTCATCTGATGTAGTAACAGAAGCACCACCTTTATATAATTGAGAAAACCATCCCTGATATATATATTTTGAATTATCACCAATCATTCCATAAAGTCCAGATGCTGGATATGTTAATTTTGGCTCTACACCATCTGCTATGATTCTAAAAGATGTTGATGCGTCTAGTGGTCTAAAAGTTATATGTCCACCAGAAGTGGCTTGAAAAAGAAAAGTATTTCCATTCCAGGTGTCAGAAGTGTCAGACCTGAGATATTGAGAAGATGTAAATCCTCCTAGTCTTTCAGAACTTAGGTTTGTTACTGTTGTTGTTGAAGATACTGTTAGTGGTGCTGTGCCTGTAGCTACAACACTATTAAATCTATTAGCTTGAACTGTACCATTAACTTCTAAAGCATAGGTTAGCCCACCAGAACCCCTAATGTACAAGTCTCCATAAAGATTGGTATCAGACTCAGTACCAGAATCACCAATTTGAAGCCCGCCGCCAAGTCGTTGAATTCTTAATAATGCCGTATTAGTACTAGCAAAAGAAAATGTTTGAATATCATTAGCATCAAATGCTGTTTGAAAGCTTGTCCCAATGGCATTCAAGACCCCTGTGTTATTGGATGATGAAATTTGTGGATTAGAGCCATAAATTGCCACACCTACTCCATCCGAGTTTGTTCCAACTAAAGAACCACCAAAAGATAAGTCTCCAGATATATCCCCAGACTGTGCAACAATAGTTCCTCTTACTAAAACATTGCTAAAAATAGCATTCCCATCTGAGGTTAATATCCAGCCATTTGTTCCAGCATCCCACTCAGCTGGGCTGGAGTTACCGATAATTGTTACTGTAGTTCCTCCAGTAGCAGATACTCGTACAGACTCATCTTCATCTTGAAGGTATAGATACCTTGTTGCAGTCGTGGAGTTTCCATCTGGGTCGTTGACATCATCATATTCTATATCCAATACTAAATATAAATTAGAATCATATGTTGTTTCAGAGCCGTCATCTTCTCCATCAACATCTGCACCGATAGATACAGTCATGGGAGTATTTGTAGATATGTTCCAAAATACATAATTCCCAGGCACAACATTTCTTATCTGAGTATTTGTTGGTTGTGCCTTTGGGATACCACCATCAAAATTTGTTGAGGATATTTGGTCTCCAGAAAAAGAAATTCCAGAGCCATCAACATCGATGTATGCGTCTAAACCACCAGACTCTTGGTTGTCGCCATCATCTTCTTCTAGCCAATCAAATGTTACTGTCATTGTCCCTTCCATCCAGATGGTCTTGATAATTTCTTGTCAAATGGTGTATTTTGCTCAATCCAGTCTCCAGTCCAAGCAGTATATGTTCCATCTGCATTTTTAAACCTAGTATATCTAGCAACTGCAAAATCGAACTGATAGTATTTTTTATCTAATATTTGTTTTGAAAAAACTGGTGGGTGTCCATTCGGAAAAGTGTCTTCTACATCAAACCCACTGACACCATCTTGTATTGGGGATGTTCTATCTAAATCTACATCATTAATTAAGTATTTTCTTTTACCAGAGACGGTTGCCTTTGTTGAACCAGTTTTGTAAAAAATATGAACAAAGTCTCTAACTGTATCATTCCACATAAGGTTTTGATATATTGGCTTTGGAATTCTAATTCTTAAGTTAGGAATCTTTTTTGTAATAGCAGCACCTCCACCAACATGGGTTACTGGATAGTTAGCAATTGTATTGCTATCGTCAGTAGTGTATGTTACCCACGATGCAGCAGCGGTAGTATTTGTTGGGTGTAAATACTTAATTCTATTTTTAGGAGTATTATCTCTATTTTTAGCCAGCACTACTCCAGTTGGCAATGCGGTTCCACCTGGAGGAGTTACGGTGAATGAAGTAGTTGCAATTCCCGAGGGAGCAGAAACTCTAATTCTATCCCCACCTTTAATTTTGTTTCTCTTAAAAGTTCCATTACCAGTGATTATAACTACAACGGCTCTAGTGTTAGTATCATTTTGCTCAATCTTGTACTTATAAATCTTAAATTTTCTATTTTTATAACCAGTAATTACAGTCTTTGGTCTATTCTTAATTTCAAGCCTGTGATTCCTGGCTCTTGGTGGAGCTTCAGGGACAATGAAGTCAATAGTCGGTAGTGCTCTTAACTTTCCATATGGAGTTTCTGGATGAATAACAATTTTATATCTTTTGCCAGGAGTTAAACCCCTAAAATCTATCTTAGCCACCGAAACCAATCCTTAAGGTATATTCAATATCGATTGGGATATTTGCAAGCTTAACGATTGGGGTAGGAAGAACTGCTCTAGAAATCATTCCTCTATTTGTATCAAGTTGATTAACATTCTCGAATCTAAGTGCGTCTAGAATTACTGTTGCAGCACTTGATGCAACGCCTACTCTGGTAATGTTTGACCAGTCAAGCGTCCCAGCTGATGCTTGTGGGGTAGATGAGATTTGTTTAGTTATAACATTATAGCCTATTGCTGTAGATGTAAATCTATAGGTTCTGTATGTACCAGTTCCACCGCCAGAATAAAATGTGACATCCACATTTCTTCCAACTGCACTAGCATAAAAGCCTAAGATTATTTCATCTGTTTCGTCATATTGGTCAAGACCATTGAAACTATTTTCAGTATAGATTTGCTGTGTGCCTCCAAGTAAAAGGGCTTTTCTACCAGTTCTAAACTGTGTGCCGTATGTAACATCTGTTCTATCTACCATTCTGTAGGTAGTATTAGTGTAATCATCTTCATTTAAATACTGACTTAATGATGAGTTATAAAAGTTATCAGCATTTTCAAAACCTAAAATAAGTTCTTGTTTATAACCTGTAGAACCTGAAAGTAACGGGTCAGAGAACAGACCCACCTCGTGAATTCTATAGTAGAGTGGGTCAGATATTCTACCCTTAAATAGAATTGCGTCATAGGTCGTATCTGAGTCAATATTACTTCCAATTACTGGGCAGGTAGCAACCTTTAATCCTAGTTTGTAGTCTGGAATTAAGTTATTGGTAGCCGCACCGTTTGCAGTAGAACTAACACCAATACCTAAAGATGTAGCAAAGTTTGGAATAGCCCCCATAAGAGTTTTAACAGATAAAATTCTTCCGATTTCGGTCATGCTATTTTCAGCTTCTCCGATTAGTTCACCATTTTGATAAAATTTATATATTCCAGACATCTTCATCTTTAAATTATACCATCCTCTTCGACCAAATATACAGTATACCCTAAAACTTCTTCTGCGTCAACAAATTCTAGCTCTAGGTCATAACGGGGCTGACCATTAGATGTGTAAGACGGAAAGAGTGGAGTGATTTCCGCTCTAGCCGATTTATGAAATCCAAAGTTTGACAAAACTGTACTATCCTCAGAACGATAATTATTTAATGATACATGAATTGGCACAAGATTATCTTGTATTTTATACACAAGGTTTGCAGCCTGTGGAGAGATTGAAGACTGAATTTTTGTCTCTGGCTCAAAGTATTGCTCATAGATAATTTCATTATCTTCATAAAATGTGCTTCCAGAAGAATCTTGTAAAGAATCAATAGTTTCCCAGTCATAGTTTGCTAAAACCATGTCTGGAATATTTAAAAGTTCTAATACCTGCTTTTGAATTTCTCCGTCATATAGCCTCTTATAGTCGGCTGAATACCAAACCTTTACATATTTTGCTGGAGTCGTCTTTCCCTGAGTTCCAGTTGTTCCATTAAATTGAAAACCATTGATGTTGTTGCTAGTGGTTGTTGGGTCATTTCTAACAATTTCTGCTAACTTTTGATATCTGGCTAATGGATTTGAAAATGTTGTAGAGGCAGAATCATATCTCTGAATATCTTTTACAACATAGTAGTATGATGTTTCTCCAGTTGAATAGTCTTGGTATTTATAAACATCTTGACCAGATTTAAATCCAGACTCTTTACCAACTTTTGTCAGAAGACCAGTAGTTCCCTGTGACGATACTTGTGGTCTTGGCAGCTCATCTTTGCTGGTAACAAAATTAACATTTGCAGAGGTTTCAGACATCTGTTCCATAAATCTGTCCATGGAATTATTACCCCCACCAAAAGCATTAACTCCATACTTTCTTAAAAAGTCTCTTTCTTCAGCGGTTAACTGTGATGCATCTTTTTTCTTTAGGACAGCAAAGTTTTGTTTTACCTTAAGTACATTGTAGTCATTCTTTTGTGATTTTGATAGGGTGTTAAAGTTGTCTCTCAGCCACATGAAATATGTTGCTAGTTTTTTCTCTTGTTCTGGATTTTGACTAAACACAGCGTTTCCATAGTTCTGGAATAGATTATCCATTGCGTTTGGACTTGACGGCATTACCATGCTTATACCTCCCTAACTGACATGTTCATTTTTGGACCATTTCCATCTACTGAGTAAGAAATTGAATGGACATAGTATACCTTATCGTTTTGATTAGAGATATTGTACTGCATTTCTGGATAGAATACTCTTACCTTATCACCAATTTCAAGAAGAGGGTTGGGGAATATTTCAACATTTAAAACATTTTTTGTAGTAGAAGAATTTTCAACAACCCATTGTAGCAGACTGTCGGCTTGAGAAACTGAGTTTAGATATTCTCCAGAGATAGAAACATTGTTATTTCCGTATTTAGCTCTATTTCTTTCAATCAAGCTCTTTCTTTCGCTATCATCTCCGAGCCTTCTCGAAACATAGTCGCTAAGAGTAATTTCTCCAGAATTAAGTCTATTAATTGCTACACCAGAAATGATTAATGGCATATTAGTTTCCCCACCTAAATTAATGGTTGACCTTGATGTATTAAATACCCAAAAATCTGCAGTGTAAGATGATGCTGAAAAATCTGCTACATAGTAATCTTTGTTTAATTCTTTGAGTGATATTAGTTGAGCGTATACTGCTGGTGTAGTAAACTTAACACTAAACTTTCCAGCCTCTCTCAACTGTCTTCCAAAGTCTTCATAGTATATTTTAGCATTGTCACCCTTTACTATCATATCAGATACTCCTCCTGGGAGTAATCCTCTTTCTGTTGCCTCTTCTAATTTCATAAAGCTGCTTCCTTTACCAAAAAATGTTGAGACTGGATAGTTTGCATTTTTATTTGTAGATGCTGCCATGAGATATTCAAACATGGCTTCTGAGTCGCTTCTACCAAACATACAGATAGTATTACTTTTCTTATTAATTGACTTTGTTATTGGCTCTTTAACTTGTAAAACTTTCTGAGCTTCCCAATATACACGATAAATATTGTTTTGACCAGATGTTTCAACGGTTACTGATAGGTCAGATGTGCCTGTGTATGAGTATCCATTGTTATTGAAGGCTTCTCCTAAGTCGATTGTTTCGTATGCAACTGCTGAAACATTTACAAAAGCACTACCTAGAAGTGTTGGTTTGAACTTACCGCCAGAGTCTTTTTTAACTCTATATAGTCTAAGATTGTGAAATTCTTTATTTAAAATCTGACTTTGTTGAATATTGCCAACTTCTTCTATCTCAAGGAAGTATCCCTCTGTTCCGTCTGATGAGTACTTTAATTTAAATCCTATACCAGCAATGCCACGATTATTAAATACATTTTCTACATCTTGTTGTTTTTTAGGCTTTTCAAGAAGTCTCATTCTAGTTGAAATTCTTTGTGGCTGAAAGTCTAATGTTTTATAAAAACCAGAAATAAATCTTTCTCCAAAGTTATCGATAGGGATGCCCGTTTCATCTACACCAGTTTTTGCTGCAACATTTTTATCAAATACGCCTTTAGGACCACTATATTTTAAGTATCCAGGGTAAGAAACTCTTTTATCCTCTTGTTTTTCATACATCTTAGGGTCTTTAAGTTTTATAGACTTATTAACCATAGTGCCAGAAGGTTTTAATGATTTATTGTATGTAGTATCATAGAGTTTTGTTACAAATTTGTTATCAATCAGGTCTGTTTCTGTTTGACCGTTATGTGCTCTAACTTCTGTTCCTTTATATCCTCTTCCAGATGAAATATAGATATAGTCTTTATTTCCAGAGGCTAATGCATTTTCTACATCCTGTACTTCAAAGTTTAAGTCTACTAGAAGACCACGGCATAGAATTGATGAGCCAGAAGAAATGTCTGACCTAATCTCTGCATACTCGCTTTCGGTAAATACAATACCTTTGCCAGAGTTTTGTGGAGATTTATCATCGAATATGTCTACTATCAGACCACGATATTTTATTAATTCTGAATCAACTAAGACATAGCCAGAGAACTTATTTTTTGTAAGAAACTGAGTGCCAAATTCTTTATCTACAAGAATTCTAAAATATGATTTTTCTGTGTCTGTTGCATTAGAGTAAACATTCCTAATAACATCATTTTCGTCAATTCCAGAAATTGGGGTGTCTTTGGCATTGTCTAAAATTGCTGGAATACCATTTGAGCCAGTGAAAGAATCTGGTCCAAGAATATCTGAAATGTATGATAAAGCAATTAGACTTTCTTGTCCTGTACCCTGCCCAGACTCTATCGACCATAGCTCTGTAACGCCATAGGAAAGGTCTCTAGAGGCTAAAGAAGCGTTGTATAGTAAATTCTGCTCATCCTCATCCTGAACCCCTGCCTGTGCTCTTAAAATTGATTTTGGCTCCTTTACTATCCCGTTTCCAGAATACCCTACGGTTGCCTCAGTAATTGGCTGTGCTGTTTCTTCGGATAAACTAATGATGTTGGAGATATATTCTCCATTAAGATATGGCTCTTCATCATCTGCTCCTGTCCAGGATTCAGAGCCTACTAGCCAAAAGTCGGTGTCGTTTGCACTTACTAGGTTTGAGAAAGCCTCTTTGGTAACAGCCTGAATTATGTTATTGGCATCTACATAAATAGCATATTGTGCTGAATTAGCAATTTGCTCTAGAACTTGACTAACTGTAGAAGAATTATCTGAATAGAAAAAGTCCATAACAAAGTCATCTTTTACAGAGTCTGAAGACCTTCTTCTAAAATTATAGTTTGTTACACCAACATTATCAAATAGCATCAGTAGAGCTACAGATGTTTCCACACCACTAATATTTGCAATAACAATATCTGGTGCTTTTATAGACTTTAAAAAGAAGAAGTAGTCTTCAAGTTCTATGTCTGTTGAAAAATCATTGTTTTCATTCCAGTCAATTGCGTAAAGTACGGCGACTGGAATTTCTTCCTCATCTACAATCTGTTTAAAAATAAACTTTGTTCCTTGATATAACATGTTAGACAAGATAGAGTTGCTATTTCTAGTAGAAAATATTCTGTCAACATTTGATATCTTGATGCCGCCAGTTGTAGAAACAACTCCAGCAACTGGAATTCCATAACTTGTATTATTAAGAGTAGTCGTTTTATCAAATGACATTACATAAGAAGTGATATCTGCATTTAATCTAGGTGATACTTCTATTACCTCTAAAGGAATAAAGTTTTCAGACATTTTAGTAACTGAGAATCTAATACCTTCTACTTCTATGGCTTGAGATGTAGGTGCAGTAAAATCTGTGACATACTGTGGGGTTGTTCCCCAAGAAGTTGTAGATGGATTATAGTAAATCTCTAAAATACCATCTGAGAGTATGCTAGTGTTATTTGTTATTGAATAAATAGAAACCCACTGTGCAGAACTATTTAAAATCTCAACATTAAATGATACTGGATATCCAGCATACTTCTGGGTTTTAATAACAATTTTATTTGTGTAAAAAGAATCTGTATATACAGCAAATGGTGCTGCATAAGTAATTACTCCAGAGCTGTTTGAGATACCAACTGTTTTTATTAAAGCGTTTTCTTTTATCTTTCTAATTGAATTCCAGTATCTATATCCTGCATTTTTGTATATTGGATACACTCGGTCATCTCTTGTTTGACCAGTGATGTCTCCAAAGTTAGATACTGTTAGTTTTTCAATATCAATAATTGGGTTTGGGTTTCTAACATTTCCCATCAGATGAACAATTCCAGGGTCTGGTCTATTAGGCTCAAAAACTGACAATAGCGGGCTGTACTTTAACCTGTCTTTATTATCTTGTTCAACATATGAATAAAAATAAAAGTCTTCTGCGGATGCAAAGGCTGTTGTTAATCCACTACTTAAAGTTGCTTGAGTAGATGTAACAGAAGACACATAAGTATTTGCTGGAAGATATCTTGATTGAACTCTCATATATTGAGTTACTCCATGACCAGAGCCAAGAGTAAATTGAGTTTGACCTTGTGTTCCACTAGCAATCGTAAACTGTTTAGTTTCTCCGTCAAAGAAAATACTGGACTTTCCTGCGTCATATCCAGAGCCTACAGAGTATGATGAAGAGTATGTTGTTGTATAGCAACCGTAGTCTTCGATTGGCATAAAGTCGTTCATGTTCCACTCGGCATAGACCTTGTGCTCGGATTGAATTGTTGTTTGGTCTTTAAACTTACTTAGGTTAGACGAGGTTAACACTAGACCTCCACCAAGTTAATTGATACATTCCAAAGGTCATTATATTGACCTCTTTTTACAATGTCGTAGCTAAAGTCATCAAACATAACATTATAAACCTCTACTTGTGAGGATGCGGAAGCTGTATTGTCTCCTCCATCATATACTAAAATCATCCAGAAGTCGCCAGTGTATGTTTCATACCAATCTTTAATATCTTGACCAGCACCGTAAGCGTCTGAAGTAATACTTGTTCCTCCAGGAGATACTAAAGCTCTTGAAGGTAAATCACTCCAGCTAGTGCTAAATGTATTTTTATCTGTAACATAGTATGAACGCATGCGACCATTTAACATACGCTGTTTGTATTCAATTCTATTTGGAGATACTGCAACTGGTTCTCTGCCGTCATCTGTTAGGTATAGGTAGTTTGTTCCAAGTTCCCATTTTGTCATATTCGTTGCAGTGGCAGCACCAGATGTTCCACTATTTGCACTTGCAATTTTGAATGTATGGGGGCTAGTTGTAGTAACATCCGTAATAAGTTGTGGTACTGAAAAACCAAAGTTTCCAATTGTTGCACCAGCAATTGTCACATAATCTCCAACACTAAAACCATGGGCAGAGGAAGTTGTATATTGAATCTTTGTGTTAGTATCTGTTTTTGAAATACTGGTTACTGAAGCGGTAAGTCGGATAGGCTCATTTTGAGTCAGAATAACCATTGAAGGTCTTAGATACTTTTTATTTAGTGCAGCGTATGCCATAATTAACTCCTAAACCTATTTTCCATAGAGCGTTGTACTCTTCTAAATTCTTTAACAACAAGATTTGCTGCTTGTTGTGGGTCATTGGAAGTAACAGAGATATTAACAGGCATATTAAGATTGTTGTTCTTAACCTTTGTTGTAGAAGTCATTACAGATGTTACTCTAGCACTATTTGACTCAGGCATGCTGTATTCTGGAACCTTTCCGCCCATTTGCATACCAATTCTTCCGCCAACCATTCCTCCCATATTATACCCTACTCTTCCTCCAGAGTTCATTGCCTGAAGTGTTGAAAGGTTTGCAGCGGTTGCTTTTTTATTTACAACAAACTCTCCTGGGGTAAGCATGGCTGGAACAGTATCTGTATTTCCAACCCCTGGAACAATTGAGCCTTTATTAAATCTCATCACCATTCCACCTTTATTGAGGAACTGCATAGAGCTTAAGGGAATTCCATTCCAACTATCTCCAGTAATTCCACTTGCAACCATCTTGCCATTGCTATTGTAAATACTATAAGTAGATGAGGTTGGATTAAACTGTTTCTTAAACTTAGAAGTTTGTTGACCTGTAACCTGACCATTTTGTGCTTGATACTGCTTAACGCTTCCAATGCCACTTACTGTAATAGTGGTTGTACCAAATCCTGGAGGAAGTATACCTTGAGCATTTGAGCCAGCACCAGAGGTTGCTGTAAATCCACCAATAACAGCAGCGTATAGTTTTTGAGCTGCAGCTTGGTCTAGTCCGTATGCGTCAGCAAGTGCTGTTGCTGCATTTTTAATTGCTGTGTCAAACCCTTCTACCAGTCCTTTTGATGAAGCATTAACAGACTCTTTAACCTTTGGAGGTACAATTTCTGCAACCTCAATTGCTGCGTCTTCAAGTTTTTGAAGGTCGGTAGCAGTTACTTCTCCAACCTCCATATCAATGATTTCTTGAGATTTATCAATTAGACCCTGTAGCCCACGCAAAGACTTATTACGACCAATATTAATCTTTTCAATCTTTTTATCAATGTTGTCCATCTGTGCGTCAGCGGCTTCACCTGCGGCATTTGCAGCTTTTTGATTTGCCTTAAGTTGAGCATCAATGCCCTTGATTGCGTTATCTCTAGTATCTTCAATTTGGTTAATAGCTTCTTCTCTACCAAACTGTTGAGCATCTGAAGCTTGTTGAATTTGAGATTGAACAAATCCAAAAAGGTCTCCCTTAGCAAGAGATGAAAGTCCGTCTATAGATGTTTGTCTTTGGTTGTTATAAAATTCTTCTGCCTTGTATTCTTTTTCAAGAAGTTTAATGTACTCGTCTGTATTGTCATTAATAAGGTCTGCTCTATCTTGAAGAGCCTCAGCTTCTGCATCCAGTTGTTTCATTCTGGATTCGTGTGCATCTGCTAAAGCACCCTTTTCTTTTTCAAGAGCAGCAATTCTTCCATTTGCAATGTCATTTACTTTTTCCATTGCATCTTCTTGTGTCTTAATATAATCTCTTAATTGATTATCTAAGTCAATTTTTGCCTGACGAGATGCCTCATTAAAGTTAACTTTTGCTTCAAGCTCAATAGGTGGTAGATTTAAATCTTTAGGGTCGATTCCAGCTGCGAGTGCTCTCATAAATAGTTGAGCAGATTCTCTACCAGATTCTGTTGCTAGGTTTAGATTTGCAAATGCATCGGCAGCAGCTGACTCTGGACCATATCCCATATTTCCAAGAGATTGCTCAATGCCCATTCTAAGTGATTGTGGGTCAAGATTCTGACTATTAATTAGTTGTGCTGTTTGAACTCCAAACTCAATTGGATTATCAGCAGATTGTCTTAGTAAGTTTTCGTATGCACCAACGAAGGCAGTTGCTTTCTCTTCAGCAGTTCCAAGATTTTTAATTGTTGCCTGAACAGATGTAACAAGAACTCCCATAGCATCTTCTGCGTTTTTAATTCCTTTTAATGTAGTATTCCATGCTGAGTTAAATGCTTCAGTTGCCATAGATTGTCTAGCAATTTCTGCAGTAATTTCTTTTGCTTGTGTTGTATCAAAACCTTGTGTTAGGAGCGATGTGTATACTTCAGTTAAAGTATTTGCCTTTTCCTGTTCAGTTCCCAGACCCTTAATTCTTTCAATTGCATCACCATAATCTTGTGTAACTGCAGCGGCATAATCTTTTTCAATCTGACCACGACCAACAATTGCAGCAGCCATACCCATAGAACGAGTTTGCTTTTCATTTTCTTTAAGGGCAGCACCTGTCTTTTTAAGTTCGATGTTGTATACCTTAGCCATTTCAGTGGCTTCTCCGTACACATCTCTAATCTGATTTACCCACTGCTCAACCTTCATGTCACGGATAAAGTTTCCAATTTCATAGATAGTTGCTAGTGTTCCTACAACTGGAATTGCTTTAAGACCAACTCTTGCAATTCCCTTTAAGATTCCTCCACCAAGCATTTTTTGTGCGAGTGCTCCACCAGCTCCACCGCCACCCTTTAGCATAGCTTGTTTTTGCATTTGTCTTTGTATTGCATCCTGACCCATGCCTTTTGCCATCATTGCTTTTTGAGCTTTTTGAGCTGCAGAAATACCTCTTCCAGCTTTCAAACCGCCCATTAAGTTTAGACCACCAGCACCAACACCTTGCTTAAGCCCAACTAAATTTAATCCCAACATTAATGCTGACATTGGGTCTAGACCAGTTGTCATTATGCCTTCAATAATTGATGGTAATGTAGCTGCTGATATAGCTCCAAAACCAATCATCATGGCTTTACTTCCAGTAAGTCCTGCAAAAAGTTTTGCTAATCCTCCAACTGCAAATTTTCCATATCCCTGTGTATTTCCCATTCCACCATTAATTTGTGCAAGTAGTCCAAGATTATTCTTTGTAGCATCTTTATTGATAACAAATTCGCCTGGTTCTAGTAAGGCTGGAACCTTGTCTCCACCTCCAAATCCAGGAAGTTTTCCGCCATTAGCATATTTAAGAACTGGTCCACCCATATTAAATTTTTGTGCTCCAATAAGTTCACCCTCAAGTACGCTAAATCCATTAGGGTCTGTAGACTTTCCAGTCACTCTAATTCTTGAGTTTGTCAGCAAGTGCTCTGCTTCTGACATTACACCCATGCCTTCAATAAATCTCTTATCTCCAGCAATATCTGTGAGAGGCAAGGTCATTGTTCCTCTAGGAGTTTTAATGCTAATAATTAAAGGTTCTCTATTTTGAAGGAATCTAGATTTTGCTCTTTCCGCTTGATTTCTTTCAATACTATAATCCATAGAGCCTCTAGCATTTCTAATTTTTCTATCAAATTCGTCTAGGGCTTCCTTACGCTTTTTAACTTCATATGGGAATGGTTCTAATTGTTTGCCAAATAAAGTTCCTTCTTGAGATGGGAATAGTGCATCTTCTAGTTCTTGTCTTTGTCTCTGTAAGTCTGCTAATTGTCTTCTTGAACTTAGATACTGTCTAGCATGGAAAACCCGATTGCTTCGCATAATTAATTGCTCTTCGGCTGGTGTTGTTGCAACCCTAGTTCCCCAGTTTGCCGCACCGACATCTCCCATACCAAGTTCTTCCATTAAACCTTTTTGTCCGTATGTATATCGTCTTTCAGCACCTATTCTATGCATGCTAGCAAAAGTTGTTGCTGTACCCTGACTTGCAGAGAAAGAAGATGTGCCAGGAACTTCAAAAATATCTCCAGGCTTTAATGCCTGTAATTCTGCGGAGTCAATCGATGTTCCTCTAAATAGCTGGGTGTCGTGCATAGTCCCTGTTTGTTTCTTTCTAAGAGCATCTATATAGAGTTCTATATCACTTTTTGGAACTGTCTGTGTAGATAACTTGCCAATAGGGACTGAATCTGCATCTAACTTAATTTTCTTCATCCAGTCATTAATATTAAATCCTTTTTGCAAAAGTTCTGTTGCTTCTGGAAGGGCTTTTTGTTCTGACCTAGAAAGAATTTGCATAAGCCCACCAACTAAACCGCCGTTTTTCATTCCAGGAATTTTAGCTCTAATAATTGACCTTATTATTGGCAAAACTTTTTCGCTAAGTGAGAATAAATATTGTTTTTGACTACCTCTAGCAGCTGCATATTCTGCCCTAACAACTGTATCTACACCCTTTTGAAGCGTACTTTGACCTACATATCTAATTTCATCTAATTGACCTAAGTCTCTAAGACCAACCCTACCTAAATTTCTCTTTCTTTCTTCAGTAAGCCAATCATCATATGATAGATTTGGATTTCTTCCCTGTGCCGCTGCAAACTTAGCTTGTCTTTCTTGTAATTTTTGAACTGCTACCGATGAACCATATTTTTGTCTTAATTCATTTTCGCTATAAAATATATCTTCCAGTGCCTGAAGACCTTTGCCGTATATAAGTTTTCTTCCAGTTAGAGGCTCAACAATTTTAGCAATTAATGACTTTTGTTTTTGACCTAGTGGTCCTCTTTCAAGGACGCTGCCTATCTGAGTTGCACCTTTTCTAATATCTTCTGCCGCAGCTGAAATTTCAGCCTGGTGTGCAGCACTAATTAGCTGACCATTTAAAAGGCTTTTAGGGTTGGTTCCGCTAACTCTTCCATCAATAATATCTTTTGTTTGTTCAAAAGTTACTAATGCTCCAGATAGTTGCCCAATATTTTTTCTATTATTTGTTAATGCGTTTAATAAATTATCATCTGTTCTAGAAAGCAAACTTTCAGAGATGTCTTGAAAAAGGGATTGTAGTTCTTTATTTACAACCAATGGTCTGGTGTCACGAATAATTCGTCTTATTGAATTTGCATCATATGATTTCCCTGTACTCCTATTTAATTCATCTGCAATAGTTCTAAATGTATCGTCTGATGATGCACCTAAGCTTTCAACTAGCTGATTTAGTCCACCACCTTCAGCAGATGTGATTAATGCGTAGTCATTTAAGAAAGCCATTCCTGGAAGGTGTGCATCGGCTGTAAATCCTGAAGCTGTAAGTTGCCTTTGATATCCAGCCTGTGTTGGAGTTGGTGATGATGGAAGCTGTGCTGAAAAATCTAAAGCATTTTTACCAGCCATAAAGTGTGCTCTGTGAACACCAACTCCATGTCTTACTTCACCATCTGATAATCCTAATTTGTATCTATCACTTACTGATTGTGTTTTTGCACTATCTGGATAAACATGGCTAAGGGCTGTAATTTCATCTTGATTAAGAAGACCTCTTCTTGATAAATCTGCAAATACCTGTTCATATGATTTTGGAGCAGAGCTAACTTTTGCCTTTAGACCTTTCTTTGCGTATTCTTCTTGGAACACTCTTCTTTCTTCTTCGGTTCCAGTTAATCTTTCTGTTAAGCCATTTGAATATTGACCATATGTTCCATCATTAATAGAGCGAAGAATTGGAGCAAATCTTCTAGATGATTCTTTATTAATAACAAACTCTCCCTTTTCAAGAAGGGCTGGAACCTTGTCTCCTCCACCATAACCATTAATTTTTCCTCCAGTATCTACTCCGTTTTCGGCATAGATTACTCCGCCGTCTTTTCTTCTAATAGGTCTTGGACCTCTAGAAGAAGGCATAACTGCTCCTGGTGGAGCAACTGTAGCGGCATTTCTTAAGTTTGCAATATAGGTTGAAAGTGATTTATTTAGAAGGTCAACAGATGTCTTTTGTCTATTGTACGCACCTGTTAATTGGTCTGCAGCTATTTTTGCTGCTAATTCTTCGTCAGTAAGAATTTGTAATTGTTGTACTGGACTTCCAGTAATTCTCTTAAAGAGATTGATAATACTCATGCCGAACTTCATTGCGTTACCAATCAAGTTACCAAAAATACCAGCAAGCATAAGAATTGGACCAGATACTGCTGCTACTCCAGCTAGAATCTTAGCAAAGTTTTTAATTGGTGTAGGTAAGTTATTAAATCCATCTACAACCTTTTGTAGAATGTCAAGAGCCTTCTGCATAATTGGTAGCAATGTTTCAGCTAGGTCAGCACCGACACGAATTAATTGTTCTTGTAATTGTTGTTGTGCTGCTGCAAGTCTTGTTGATGGTGCTCGCTCTTGAGCTTTTAATTCCGAATAAGCTTTCTTTGCAAGTTCATCTGCAGATGCATTCATAAGTTTTACCATGCCAATTGTCTGAGAGCCTTGCTGATTTAAGTTATCGAATAATGCAGAAATACGAGCAAACTGATACTTACCAAAGATTTGTTCAATAATTTTTGCTTTACCAAAATCATCTAGTCCTCGTAACTGGTCTTGGAAATCTAGAAGCATAGGCATAAGCTGACCTCTGTTTCGGTCAACTACTCCCTGTAGGTCAATGCCGAACTGTCTTGCCACCTCAATTGCTTGTTTTGTTGGAGATATAAGAGATGCCATACCAGACTTGATTGCGTTAGCACCTTCACCTGCTGCAATACCACCCTCACGCATTGCCGTCATAAGAATTGAAAGGTCTTTAATGTCACCACCTAGTGCCTGAATAACAGGACCAGTTTTAGGAATTGCTTCTACTAAATCTTGTAGCGATGCAGATGTTTGGTTTTCAACTGCGTTTAAAAAGTCGATTGACTGAGCAAGTTCTCTTGAGCTTTGATTGAATGCTGTCTGAATAGATAGAGTTGCTTTCATAGCCTCTTGTCTATCAACTTCACCGAGAACCATCATACGAGTTGTTTGTGTGACGGCTGATGCAAGTTTTTGACCTTCTAGACCAGTTGCTGCTAAGTCTGCAGCAAGTGCCATAGTTTCTGAAGATGCAATACCATATTGCTTTGCAAACTCTGAGCCAAGAGTTCTAATTTGACCAATCATTTCATCTGTGGCATTACCAACAGTTCCAGTTAGGTCAGAGCCGTATACTTTACGGAATCTTGTAATCTGTCTATCTACTTCAGAGAATGCTTTTAATGCCTGTGTAGAGAAAATAGCCATTGGAACGGTAAGACCAACAGTTAGCTGACGACCAGCCCATTGAGTATTTTTACCCCAGTTTACAAGTTCTGTTGCTCCACGATTTACAAGGTGGTTAAAAACCTCATATTGTTTATTTAATACTGCAATATTATTTGCAGCATTTCTCATATCTAATGCGTCTGGAGTAAGAAGAATACCTTTTCTTCTTCCTCCAACATCACCCATGCCAACTACGGCAGACTGTGCTCTTCTAACTTCTCTTTCAGCCAAGATTCTAGCTTTTGAATCTTTTCTATATGCTACTGCTGCTTCTCTAAAGTACTCACGCATTGTGAGTTTGTTTTTCATTAACTGCTGACCGAAGCCTTCGGTTGCACCCGTTAGGTCAACAATTTGTGCTTTAAAACCAGCAAAGCCAGCTTGGGACGCAAATGTTGAGGCTGCGTCCATCTTAATGCTGGCTGCTGTTTTATTTAATTGTGCAAATGCTGAGTTTGCAGCAGTTGCTTCACGAACAAGGTTTTTAATGTCCTTTGTTACTTTGCTAAAATCACTGTCGTACCTAAATGTGGACCTGATATCAGCCATTATGCACCAATAAGACTATAGCCAGTTCCATCTATTTTGTCAAATCCAAACAGTGCAGCATTAGCAGCCTCCTGGTTTCCAGTGGCTTTTGCAATCGCTCTTGATTTAACTTCTTCAAATGTCACGGCTTTGTCTTGTTCTCCTTTATCATCTTTGTCGATGTCTACCCCTTGTAGAGCAGCCATAAACTTTTGTTGCCTATGCTCTTTCTTATGAATAGCACTTAGCGTTGCCATAAGTTCTTGCATTGACAAACTTTCTTCCAGTTGTTCGTAGTCCTTCCAGTGTCCTAAAAGGAATACTTCGGATTCGTAGGTGGCTAGGTCTAGCTCAGACCAGCTTGTTCCAGAGCCACCTGAAGTTGGTTTGGGTCATTCAGCTTAATATCCGCCCCCACCTCCAGAATCTTGTACATGGTCTGAAGGTCTACAGAGTCTTCAAGAGTCTCTCTATCTTCAGAAAGTTTCGGTGCATACTGCTTCATAGCAATCTGCGTACATTCGACAAGAATCTCAAGGAATTCATCCTCATTAGAGATATCTTGAGTTTTTGACCAAGCTTTCATAACTTCTCTTAAGTTTTTAATGCTTAGTGGTTTTACTTCAATTGATGTGCCATCGAGCAGTTCTAGCTCAACGGACTCGTAGATTTTTGTTGCCAAAATTCCTCCTGTGTTATGTCTTAATTATAGCGTATTTTGTATATAAATGAGCATAGCGGGCTGTTGCCCGCTATGCCTATTAAGTTTTTATAGATTGATTAAGCAGTGTAAACTCTGTCGATAATCTTTCCGTAGATTGCGTTACCATCGGTAGCTGTCTTAGAGCTTGATGGAAGAAGTCGGAAGCTAACTGGGAATACAGTAGCAGAATCTCTCTTAATACCAACACCTACAGTGTCCATTGAAAGAGCACGGTAGCCGATGTAAAGACGCTCTGCTGCCTTTCCTGTTTCAGCAACTGTTAGTTGCTCTGGAGCTGGACCTGCAACAAGAATTGAACGCTCAATTGGAGTGTACCCTAGAGCACCACCGTTAATATTGAGTTCTTGAATTCTGTTACCGCTTGAAGCTGGTGTAGCAGCCTCCAAGTCAGTTGTTTTACCACCAATTGCGATAAGCAGGTTTTCAAGTGTACCTTCAGTGAATGATGTGTTCAACATAACTCTCTGACCTTGCTTGAAAATACGAGCCACATCCAAAAGTTGGTCAACCTGTACTTCACCATATTCTGGTTCGAATGAAAGGTCTACACCTTCGGATGTGTATCCAACTGACTCCCAGTTGTCTCCGTTAACATAAGTACCAATTGTTGCTGAACCTTTATCTCCTGCTGAAGCAAGAGCTGTTGAAGCACCTGCCTGACCAGAAGTAGCGAAAATTGTATCTTCGTCTTTTTCAACATTGGTGGTAGCACCTAGATATACAGCACCAGCACCAACGATAATATTTTTTGCATTATAAGCCATTTTGTTTTTTGCACCTCCTTCGTGCGTGAAATGTAAAGCGTTTCCTCATCATAATGGTATCACGGATAGTCTTATTATGAACGGGTGTAGTCGTAGCTCAGAACTAGGGTTGAGGCAAATCTAGGTGCAAATGACCGTTCTGTTTGCTTTAACTCCTGCATAACAAATAGGTCTTGAGAGCACTTTACGAACTTAAACTTAATTGAGTCATTGTTAATATGGCTATTTATTCCTCTGGCAGAGGTGTCAAATTTGTTAAGGTGGTCTTGAAGGAAGTTTTTAATAGCATAAAGTTTGTCTGGAGAGGGGGCTATAATGGTATAAATTGCCTTCTCACATTTGACCTCCCACATTTTCCCATAAGACTCTTCAAATAGGTAGTCGTATATGATAAAGGTCTTTCCTGTGTCTTCGCCTTGATTTTCATGAATAGGAAAGATTGGAATATTGTCATAGTCATCTGGGTTAATAATACTGGTTGGCAAACCTGCAACTCCAGCAACATCTCCAGAGATTAAGTCCCATACATATTCATTAATCAAATTGATTGGTAATACCCTATAATCTATTGGCATTGCTTTCTACCTTTCCAGCTATTCCATATGCAGCCTGTGCAGCTTGTTGAGCATGTTGATTCACAGCACCAGCACTAATTCTTGAAGAAACCTTCATAGTCTCCTCTGAAATACCTTGTTCAATTGTATCATAAAAGCCTGAGTCTCTAAGTGCATTGTTTGGAAGTCTAGACTTAAAGTATTCTTCAAATACTGCTCTAAATGAACCAGCAACATATGGACCTCCTGGGTTTTGTACATATGTAGACCTAGCAAAAATTTGTTCTCCATCAATTTCAAACGCTAAGAACTCTGAACTTTTAGGAGTAATTACTAATGGCTGACCAGACTCCATTATGAATGCTTTCTTAACAAATACTTGTCCATTTTCATTGGGAACTTTTGAGTCTGTAAAAGAATAAGAAATTGAGCCACCTTTAACCGTAGATTTAAATAATCTTCCAGACTTATTTCCAGTCATTCCAAATTCGTATACATGGTGGTATCTATATGGGTCTATTTTTGATACTGCATCTAAATAAGACTCAAAGTATCTAGCAACTATTCTTGCACCAGATTCTTTTATTCTTCCACCGACAATTCCTTCTTCAGAAATGTTTGTTAGTAAGCTTCCATGAAACTTAGCAAGAGCCATCATTTTTTCTGGCATAAGGTCTAATTGCCAACCTACCTTTTTTGCCATTAGTCTACCTCAAGCGACTGAATCTCTTGTCTCTCCAACATTGTTTCATATTCAAGAACTCTTCCTGTGTGGTCAGTAATTGGTGTGCTACCTCTTGGCTCAAAGATGGTTGCCCCGTTTAACCCTCCGTTTAGTTCTCCATATTGATTCTCTTGATAGATAACTTGAGAGTCATTACGAATAGCAACTACTCTCATGTTTACATCAATTGGGTCTTTTGACTTAAGCTTAATTGTATTTTCTGGATAGTTGACATATTTGCTAGTAACAAAGTTAGCAGAGTTTGAGCCTGTAGATGTAGTAACAATACCACGAGCAAGGCAGTCAATTGTTTTGAGCTTTGTCCAAGTCTTCTCAACCGAATTTGTATATTCATTTCTGGTTGTAGTGGCTTGATAAATATCTGCCTTCATCACATATTTAGATGATGTTACGCAGGTCATTAGATAGCGAACATCCTTATCGATTTAAACTCTGATATTAGAGAGTCAACTAAAAGGTTTCCAGTTCCAGAGAAAATAACATCATTAAATTCGATGTCAAATGAATCATTCTTTATGGACTTAAGACCTTTATTTCGGTATGACCAATCATTGCACCTCATATCGTCTACAAGGATGATTGTAGCCTCTCTAATGGATTCTGGTACATTCTTCCACCCGTACTCTCCACGGACGCTGTAGATGCTTCCACGCTCGAAATAGCCAGGGTCTGCAAGGGCTGACATAGCTTTGCCTTCATCAAGGTTGTATCCTGGAAGTGATGGCTTAAGCTGAAGCTTGCTTTTTGTGACAACTAAAGTATAGTTAAGTAGGTCAATATCCTCTTGAGAGTCATAAACCACTTCGTCATCTTTTACAATCTTGTCATATGATTCAATTCTATACCCATCTAGGTATAGTACATCTGTGTCTTCCCCAACTACTGAGATTGTCTTGTATTGAAGTCTAATCTTTTCATCAATCTTTGAATTAATGAACATTCTTGCTTGGCGTTCCCAACGCTCAAGAGTTGTACGCTTAACTTCTGAAGTAGTTGCTGGTGTTCCAGAAACAATCGTTAGTCCTAGTTCTTCTGCTAATTCGTCAGCAGTAACATATGGTCTTACTAAAGATATGTCTAAAAAGTCTGTTGTGTATGAGCCGTTAGAACCAACGCTAGAAACGCCACTTGGAGTTCCATAGTCTAGGATTTCAATTCCAATTCTAAGTTTTCTATCGTATTTGCAAATGTCTGAAGAAAGTTCAAATGTCCAAGTATTTCCAGCAGCATCTGTTGCTTCATCAGCAAACAATACTTCGTCTAGGTCGAGGTCGGTAATTGTATAGACAACAGAGTCTGTCGTTGCTGGTGCAGTATAGGTAATGATAAGTCCATCACCCTCGGTTGTCAAATACTCTTTCATGTCTTATACCTTGTAAAACGACTTCACTTCTTCTGGTGTAGCCACTCTTACTTCGTCCTTTCCTAGTCTTAAAATTTCTTCGGCTTTTTCTTTTGTAAAAACCATAAACGGTTCTTCCATTGTGAAATATGCCTTATTTGAGATGTTAAGTGCAGACCTTGGGTAAACCATCTTCAGAATAACTGACTCTGCCTTTGTCTCATTTTTTACTTCTACTGGCTCTACTTTAGCAGATTCTGCTTCTTCATAGCCAAACTCGGTTTGTGTTGCCTTTTCATAATCTTCGTATGTAAATCCTGAATCATTGATTAAACTAATAATATCTGCTTTTTTGGTTGTGGTTTTTAAATCGATGTGTAAAATCTTACAAACAACTTTTAGTTCGTTAACTGTCATATTTTCAAACATATTTCCTCCTACCTAATTGTACTACAAAATGAAACAAAAACAGAGAGGGGCTACCAAATGGTAGCCCCTCAAGTTTACGCTTAAGATTAAGCAGTAGGAACGCCGTATGCAATTGCAGATTTCTCTTCAAGTGCAACGCCCATACGAACGAATACAGTGTATTCTACTGTATCTTTCTTAGGCTTGAATTCACGGTGTACTGTGACATCTCTTTGGAAGCCCCAAATACGGTTCGAAGGAACTGTAAGGTCAACAAAGTTGTCTGGATACAATGGAACTTCCAATACTGGAAGACCGAAGACCAGGTACTGAGCACCTGCAGGTCCACCAATTTGTGGGAGCTGACCATCGATTACACGCTGTGCAACAGCCTCTGGAACAGAGTTCATGTTGCGTAGGTCTTGTAGCAACTCTTGTAGGTGCTTGGAGTTCATGTAGAACTTCAAGTCCTGACGGCGAGCCTTGAATTTACGAGGCAATGCGTTGTAAATTGCTTCAAGAGCATCAAGTGTAAGTTTATCAGAGGAGTTATCTCCAGAGTCTGGAGTAGCTTCCCAAATGTCAGTCATTGTTGCAGCAGCAGCTGCAGCTTCGTGAGCACCTGTTACTGTTGCATCTTTTACCTGACGCACAAAACCTGCGAGTGTATTATCGTATGTACCGTTGCCTGAAGTCGCTGGGCGACCATTGATAGCAATGTCTTCCAAGTCGTTACCGAACTGGGTAGCCATGAGACGGACGATATGGTCCTCAAGGTTCTGTCCCTCAATGTTATCCTCAAGGGATTCAGTTGAGATTTCGTAGTCTAGTCGGAACTTAGTTGTTGTAAGTTCGACTTTAGTAAATGCTGGAGCTGAGTTTGAACCAGTATCTTCTGCCTGTGTAGCCTTTGCAACCAAACGGGAACCAACACGAACTTTATCAAGTTCCATTGTATTACCACGCATTGTTACACGGCGACCATCATTAGCCAATACCATTTCATCAAAAATGTAATCAATGAACTGGCGTGATTGCTCTGGATTCAGAACACCACCAGCGTCATTAGAATTACCTTCTGCTGTCATAGCACCTGGGCTAGTAAGCGGAGAAAGAACTGTGCCACTAGCGGCAGCTTTTTCTAGAATATCGCTCATTTTTATTTTTTCACCTCTCTTTTCTATTCAAAGATTTCTGCGGAACCGAGGAAACGCCCGCCCCACAACGATTTTCTCATTGTGGTAGTCTGTTTTGCTTCTGGAAGATTTTCAATCTCACCAGATTTGCGTACTGCTGTGTCATTCTCAACGGATTCCACTCTTCCGTTAAGGGCATCTAATGCTGCCTGTACTTCAGCTAACGCTTTGTTTAGTTGTTCGTGCTTTTCAGCTGTTGCTTTTGCAATGTCTGCTACTGATGTAGCGACTGTTGCAATTGCAATGTTATTAGCTTCTGCACTCTTTTCAAAAGACTCTGTGATAAATGTTTTAACACCCTCTAGTGCTTTTTCAACATCAACTCCAGCTGCCTCACCGTCTTCGGTGGAAGCGTCTGCAGGAACTTCGACAACCTCTTCGGCTGCTTCTTCTACAGCGTCTTCAGCTTCTTCAACAACTTCGTCAACAGTTTCAACAATTTCATCAGACTTTTCTACTGTCTCTTCTACTGCTTCTGCTTCTTCTACAACTTCAACCTCAACTTGTGGGGTTTCAACTGCTTCTGTATTCTCTGTGTTTTCAGCCACTTCAACACCTCCTTTAATAAGTGGTTTGGCAACCTGAGTTGCCTTATCTGTCTCTTCGACAGAAACTTGTGTAAGAGACTTGACAACTTTTGCCGTCCATGCTCTTAATGTTTTCATTTTATGACCCACTCTTACTCCCGATGGTCTCCATTGTCCTTTGCTATCTTGTCGATATACTTCAATAACAACCGCAGGGTCTTCCTCTGTTCCAGTTACAGTTACGGAGGAGTTCGGTACATTAATTTTACCACGAGTTACTACTCTGGTCACCTTGCCTCTTGCGGTTCCACCAGATGAGTTCCATTGTACAAAATCTCCAGATGAAAATGCTGCTTTATTTAGTGGTTTTTCAATAATTTTTGGAGATTCTTCTAAATCCTCTGTTTCAATTGTTCCAGGCATTGGCTTTGGGTATTTAGTTGGAGTATCTTCATTTGTGACTACTCCATCAGCCTTAGTAATATGACCATTAATCATTTTCCACATAGCCTTATCCATGTCTTCGCCTTCAACGATATCTAGCCAACCAATTGGAGATAGGTCTTTTTCACAAACTAAGCAATCTCTTGTTTCAGAAAAATCTGTGTAGGCAAGTTGGTCAGTTTCGCACCAGAATACATTCTGAATGTCTGACTTATTAAAAATTGAAGAAGCAACACCATCTTTGTCCATTTTTTCAACGGAGAAAATGTTTGCTAGTTGGTTTGCTGGTGAATCTACCAAAGAAAGTTCTACAAGGTCATAATCTTTAATTACTCTAACTGTTGAGTCGGATGTTGCATCGTAAGCCTTTTCAAAGTCTTTTACTGCTCCACCGATAGAAAATCCAGTTAGAGTGCCGTCAAGAACCATTTCCCACACCTCTTGAGCACCCTTTGAAATATAAGTATCAACATACACGCCACGATATTGCTTATTTGTGTTTTTATCGAAGAAAGTATCTGTTCTGAAATTAACCATTTTACCAGCTGGAATTGGCTGGTGCATTAATCTAACATTTCCACGAAAACGCTCGAAGGCTTTTTGTGAAGCTTCGGATGTAACAATATCACCTTGTCGGTCAACATTGTCAAGAGTTGCAAACCCTGAAACAAGTCGTTTTTCAGCATCCACCTTGGAGATAGGCATTGTCAGGGTGACATGGTTGCCGTCTGTTGCGAGATGTGCTTTGTTGATATCAATCATTGCAGTTTTATTATACACCCTTATTATTTATTATCATGCTTGCTGTCTTCCAGCACCTTGTTCATTACGAACTCCAGTGTTAGAATCTCCAGCATTTGCAGACCTTTCTTGGTCTCTTCTTCTATTTCCAGTAGCCTGAGCAGTTTGTTCAGAGGCTTGCTGACCAGTCATTTGAACTGGTGTATCTCCACCATCCATCTGCGGAAGTCCAAGTCTTGGTCTAATTTCATTAGGAACAATAACCTTCATTCTTAGATATCTTTCATCAATCTTAGACTGTGTATCTTCGTCAGTAAGTGTAAGCTCGTTGAAGTGTAACTTAAATGAGTCTGTTTTTTCGCCAATAATTCTATTAATTTTCTTTTCAAGCATATCTTGAATTGGTCTACATACCTGCTCTTTAAAGGTTCTATCGAATTCTTTAGCAGCAGCAATTGAAACATTTCCAATGGATGCAACCTTCGAGATAGGAACTCTGTGAGCCATGAGGATATCCTCAAGTGTGCTTCTTCTGTAGTTGTTGAATGAAGAATCCTGAATACCATTTTCAATAGCTTCTAGCTTAAGCTCTACCTTGCCGTTTCCGTCATCTGGTGGCAACGGTACAACTACTGTTCTGTGAGATTGTCCCTTTAGCTTATTCTGGAAAAACTCAAATATTTGAGCTTCTGATTCACGGCTAAGCTTTGCACCCTTAACGATGACCATGTATCTTGGAACTGCTTTGTTTTCAAAATATTCAAGGTTATAGCGTGATGCAAACTCCTGACCAGCAATTGAGTTCTTTGCAGGAACTGCTGCTGGAATTCCATAGTAAGTATTTGTTGGTGTGTAATTCTTTAGATGAATAATTTCATTTGGGCGAGGGTCTGTTCCAATTGGGTTTGGTTGATTAACATCTTGGAAGTTTCTAAAGAATACAGCCTTTCCCTGTTGAATTTGAACAAACCCATCACGAAGTCTACGGACACGAACATTTTGACATGGGATATGACCAATGTATCCAATTTCTCCAGTCGTCTTTCGTCCAATCTCAAGGTATCCGTTACCAGTTGCTTCAAGGTCAATGAATACTTTTGTAAGAATTGATGTAAAAGTTTCTTCATCATTTCTTGATTCTAGCCACTCTGTAACCTCTTGTTTTTGACGCTCAATCTTTTTACGAGCACGAGAAAGTTGTTCTGGTTCATTTATATCTTCAAGTCTTTGCGTAACAGAAAGTGATGGCTCAAGTGTGTATCCAAGACCTACAATGTTTGCTGCTTTAGCATTAATTGCCGCATAGTTTGCTGGAGATACTTCATAAATTCTTGCAAGGGCAACCATGTTGTATGGAGGCTCGACAACATCGAATAGTCCATACCCATACTTATCTGGAATAATTTGAGAGGTTTCTGCACCATCTCCAGACTGCTCGTTATTGTCAGCCTTCTTTAATTTTCTTTGTGCCTGACGGCGGAAATTGTGAGAAAGCCCACCAAGTTTAAGATATGAATCTATGGACTTGGAAAACTCGTCAGCAGCTTGAACTAGCGGCTCTCCGTCCGATAATACATCTGTTCTAACATTGGTGATAAATACTTCGCTATTTTCTTGCATTTTGGAAAAGTTCTCTCCAGTTTCCTGTGTCACCATACGGGGTGTATCCACTTGCCATCCTCTCTACATCTTCTTTATACTGAGTTTCAGTTGCTCTACCAACTCCAGGCATAAACATAGCCTGTCCGTCTGGTTTTCCGTAATAAGCAGCCGCATCAGCAAGTGCTTTCATTTTTTTAATATCATATTGCATTGAGGGAACATTTAGTGTGTTACCTTGGTCGTCCATAAAAGGCTCTCCATTTGGGAGAATCCAGACATAAATACCATAATTGGCACTGTTCTGTACCACCTGTATTTTATTTTCTCTTTTTGCCATGCCACTATTCTACCATTAAATTGTTATTGTTGCTTTAGCAACTAGGTCTGTTTTCTCTTTTACACCTTCAAAGGTATAGGCATCTACCTTTTTTAGATATGGAGACTCTGCCCATACAAGGTGGGTGCTTGTACTAACCCAGTGAGTTCCTTTATTTGTTACCCCGTCTTTTACATACACAACACTGCCGACAGAAGGATTGGTCTGTCTTGTAAGGGTTAAGGTTGTAATCTTAGACGGATTATTTGCATCTCCATATGTAAATCCTACAATGAATATGCCGTTTTGAGAAGAGGTTGATTGATTTTTCAAAAGAACCCTGTCTCCGTCTTGAATATAGGTTCCATCAATTAACAGTTGATTTGTCGTGGGGTCAGTTATTGTAAGATTTCCCGTTGTCCCCGTGAATGGCTCATTGATTCTCGAAGCTAGGTCAACATCTACAAGCAAAGCAGTCTGAGTGGTTGGAACAGACATTGGCTGATATATCTCTGTATTATTTGATATCTCAGAATCATAGAATATGATTTCGTTGGAGCCTGACGGGTCTACAGCAAGCTTATACGCACCCTTATATAGATTATTTATCATTGTAACTTCGGTTAAGGTGATATCTCCAACAGCCCCATCTAAGGTTAGAATCTCGTCTAGATAGAAGTCTGATTTATTGGTTGCATGTCCAAAAACAATATCTACATTTGTAGATTCTGCAACTATCATTCTAGCATTAAAGGCAACAACGATATGTGTCCAAACACCAGCAGTAAAGCTATTTGAAGTGCTTCCATTTACCCAAGCAGTTCCTCCTCCAGAAAGCGTTATGGTTGAGCCACTTGATGTCATTGTTCTAGTATTTGTCCCATCAGTAACAGTAAATAATGTTCTTGTGTCAGAATCTGGGATGTTAACAAAGAAACTTAATCCTAGTAAGCCAGATGTTGAATCGTCTCCACTTGTTGTTCCAAGGTCATAGTTAATTTTTGCAGTTCTTCCAACTCTTAATCCACCAACTTCTTCTGTCCAAAAGAATGGTGTTTCTCTATAGTCTGGTAAGTGTAAATCTTTTTTGGAGTCAGTAAATGTAAGCTCAACATCTGGACCATTACATGTAATTGTAGATGTGTAAACCCCAGAAGATTCTTCTACCTCTAAAGATGATAATCTAAAGTATGAAACGGTAGTTGGGTTTTCTTCAACATCATTGGAGTTGAATGTCATTGTAATTAGCAACGCTCTTGTCTCTCCAGAGCTTTTACCCATAATATTTTTGATATGAGTTCTGTTGGTTATAGTCTCAGATGTAAACCATGTGTCATCAGCCTCTTGATATATTTGATTAAATGATGAATAGTCTGTATCTAATTGGGAGTAAGAAGAGTATTCCGTATCAAGTGCTGAGTAGTCTGCGTATGGCTCTATTACCGTATTTCCAATTGGAGTGGCTGTAACCGTTAGTTCTGCACTATCGTGTCCCCATTCAACTCTATTTGGTCCAATAATTCCATTTACGCCGTCTAGTCTTTTAGCATCAATTTTAAACTTTATCCAACCAGTTGATTTAACCACAAATCTTTTTTGTGTTGAGTTAAATTCTGCAGTATATTTATTAATTCTGGTATTTGCATCAGTATATATTCCAGAGCTGGTAGATGTTATGTTTGTATCTAGTTGAACTACTTTTTGTAGACCGCCATTAAATCTTTCTATTTCTGAGTCCGTCAGGTCTGCAATGTTTTCTTTTTCGTCAAAAATATTGTTAGACATAAATCTTAAGTTTGCGGAATACGCAATTGGGAATAGTCCAGGATTTTCAAATGTTGTTTGTGCTCCAGTTCCACCACTAACCTGTTGAAATATTGTAATTTCATTAGATGTTGAATTAAAGAAATATCCAACCGAAAAGCTTCCATTGATTCCACCAGAAATTGTAGAGCCAATTTTTGTTCCACCATCATTATTGATTTGATAGTAGATTCCTTCACCGCTTGCTTCTTTAAGAATGTATATTTTTAAGAAGTATTCATCATTTATTGGGTCTTGTAAAACCATTAAGGTTTTAACATCTCCAGTTGTTGGCGAAGTTTGTGCCGTTGTCTTGTGGAATACCCCAGCAAAACCACTTCCATTTGGTGTAGAATCTGAAGAACTTGTTTTTACATAACTTCCATACCTTTGTGGATTAATCTCAACAAGCCCACCGACATCCATTCTTAGTCCTTGTGTTCCGTCCCATGAGAATACGCTAGATGTTTTATCTTCTGTGTATTTCATTGATGGCTGTTCAAAGTTATTAATTCTTAGGTGGTCTTTTTCAATAACTAAATTGTTTGACTCTGTGTTGTTCATCCAAGAAGAACCATTGTATTTTTGAATAACTCCAGCAAACTTTGATTGTGCTAGAGAAAGATTATATCTGTATCCACCAAAATTGCCAGCTAGTGATTCTGGAACTTCATATCCTAGTCCGTATACCATGTGTCTTCTTGCCGTAAGAGTAGTCATTGCATATGCATAAATAGCAATATCGTCTAAAGCATAATCTAATCCAAAGTGGAAAAATCTAAATACATCACTTGCTAACACATAAGATGTAGACAAAATGTTATTTTTAAATTGAACTGTTTTTCCTATCCCGTTTACAATCAGGGATACTGAGTCTTCTTTATAGACAAATGCAACATGAAATGGCTTAGACATATTTTCAACTGGAACTACTACTTTTGTTACATTCCCAGCGGTATCTCCAACAATGCCAATAAAGGAAGAGTTATGAACATATACGCCAGTCTGGGAACTATCCTTTCCTACAATCTTTTGCATTGTAGATGTTGATAAAGTCGTTTTAGGTTTTATCCAAAACTCTAGAGTCATTGGGTCTGCTTTATATCTGGTTGTAGCAAATCCCATTGCTGGAATCTGTACTGCACCCAATGTAGCCGTAGCATTATTTTGAGTAATATAAATTGACCTTGACTGGGTTTCAGCAGATGTTCTTCTTCTATAGCTGGTTGAACTATTTATGATTGGAAAGCTTTTTGCTGTGCAGGTTGCCCTATATGTTCCATTTGTAGATGTGCTTGAGTTTGGAAACTCTAATAGGTATCCGTCCTGATAAATTGTATTCCCAGAAGAAATGCCAGAATCATCAAGCTTCCAAGTGATTAAAGGCAAATCTTTTTGAATATTAAAGGAATAGGACATATTACCTATTATACCTCATTATACAGATGTAATCTCGCAAGAGCCAGCAACGCAAGCAAGTTCTTGAGAGCCAGTTGTCATGTCTTCTGTCTCATAAAGTTTTAGCCAATCCCAATCAAGATTCTGTGGAGTAGTTGAAAGTAGTGCTTCGTACTCTTCTTTTGTAATCTCAGTATATGGGGCTTGCTGATATGTATGCTCTGAATATGGCAAGAACGATACCCCAGACATTTCATCGATATGCTTATATACCCAAGCACCAACTTCCATCCACTCATGTTCTTTTACAGAAACAGTAATGGAAGGCTTATGCTCTGTCCAGTGTCTTTGATATGTTAACCAAAGTTCTAGATGCTGAATAGCCGATAGATTCTCACGAAGCAGAGCACCTTCTGGAGCAGCAATTGGGAATGTGAATACCATTGTTGCCGATGGGTTCATAACATCTCTTTCGGACTTAACTCCCATGTCGTTTAGCAACGCTGTAACAGGGTCTTTGATATCTCCACGAATTGTTCTAGCGTAATATTGTGAGTGCCACGGATGCATACCAGAAGATGCATTTGTCAACTGAGATACAGTTCCAGATGGCTTAACGCAAGTGATGGCTGCTGCAGGATTAATTCCAAGTTTTTCAGCCCACTCTGCATTTACCTTAACTGAGTGTTCTCTAAGTTCATCTAGCCATTGTGCCAATTTATCGAATCCTTCAGAACCATTAAGAACCTTGTGTGAGAGTTGACCAGTCAGAGAAACGCCAAGCAATCTTTCTTCTTCACAATTCTTTTGCCATTGCTTACGAAGATACTTAAATCTAGTAAATGTAGACTGAACAGTTCCAAGAATTGTAGCCAGTTCAGTTTTACGCAATAGGTCTTCCAGCGTGTCAGTATCACGGACAATAACTTCTGTTAGGTTACAGAATTCATACGGACGAAGAATAATCTCTGAACATGGGTTGGTTCCAAAATCGGATATTTCACGGCGACCATTTTTAGATGCAATCTTTTGTGCGGCTTCACGAGAGAAGATACCACGCTCTCCAGACTTTGAATCATATAGGGATTTCCATTCAGCCATGAATACTTCCATGGTTGGCTTTTGATTGTACACGGCAGAGTTATTTGCTAGTGCTCTCTGTCCGTTGTATTCCCACCAAGCACCAGCTTTTGCTGCTGCCATATTTCTGTCTTCTAGGTCTGACAAAGAAATCATTGCAGAGCGGCGAACGCCACCAACGACAACAACTTCTGCAATTTTACACATAAGGTCATGTGCTTCTAATGGAGTAATCTTTCTACCAGCCGCACCCTTGATTGTATCAACTGAAAACTTAAATAGTTTTACCAAAGGTTCTGGTCCACTTGCACGACCACCAAAAGTCTTTAGACGAGCACCAGATGGGCGAACGCCAGAAACATCCCATGTAGGGATTTGACCCTGCCATAGAAGTGCCAGAAGCTCTCTAAGAGCCTTTGCCCATCCAGCCTTCGAGTCTTCTACGACAATTGTGGTATTTGTTTTTTCAAAGTGCTCATTGACTGCTGGAAGTTGATTAACATATCTTGTTTCAACAGAGTATCCGACTCCCGTACCACACATCAAAATATACATGGCTTCGTCAAATGAACGAAGTGAGTCTACAGGAAGATATGAGCAATTATAAAGACAGGTGTTGTCTCTTTCTAGTGCTGGACCAGCGGTCATTAGACCACGCATCGATGGCATAACTTTTGTATCCAAAATTGCCTCTCGGATATCTTTAACTACCTCCGAACTGAATTCATATTCGTTATATCGCTTTACAGCATCAAAAATATAATCGACATATCGGTCTACCGTTTCGTCCCAATTTTCACGGCGACCTTGTTCTTCAATCCATCTTGCATAGCGTGTCTTGTGGATAACTTCCTGATACGCAGTAGGTAGCTTTTTAGCCATATTTTTCATCTCCATAATTCTTCTATTAGAAAACTCAAGCCACCATTCGGTGGCGAGCAGAACCTAATTGTAGCAGAATAAAAGTTAGTGGGCAAGGGTATTGTCAAAATAATTTTTGTGTGATAAACTTCTCAAGTGGAAATAACAATTCAGGAACTACACAAGTATAACTCTCTAGTTGAGGTCGGAGTTGTTCCAGCGATTCCTTGTCCCAAAGACTCAACACACATGAGAACACTACCTTGGTTAGATGAAAACGAAAAGGTCTGTCAGAAATGTTTTGCTTGCAACACAAAACTATTTTTAGGTCAGGATAAAGTAAAAGTAATTAAATACTTAGTCAGAAAGAAAAACTCGTAATAATTATTAATATTAATAAATATAATAATTATTATTAATATATTTATAT